TCGGGCTCATGGGTCTAAAAATCTGTCTGATTTCGATAAGCAAGAAGGTCTATTTGGAGATCAGAAATATCCTGCGAAAACTGTTCAGCTTGCTGAAACAATGAGCAATCTCACACAAAAACAATTGGTTGATGCTGTGCGGCAGTATGCTCAGGATGCAGAAATGGCGAGTCAAGGGCCTGGACTATTTGGAGATCCACCAACGGCATCGCAGTCTTTCAAGGATGCATTCGCCAAACCCAAGCCCACCACTACCGCTACCGCAGCCGATACGCTGCTAGATGCGAAGAAGGCGGCGGCGAAACGTGCGTCCAATAAATCGAGGAAACAATGAAGCTGAACACGGTACTACTATTATTTTGCATGGCGGGCACGCTATTTGCAGCGGATGCGCCGAAGTTGACTGATGCCGACCGCGTTGAAGCGATCCAAAAGCTGCTGATCGAAGCGAATGCTCGGATTGCGATGCTGCGCAACGAGATCGAAATACGCGATACCGTCAAGTTCACGGCCAAGTATGCGAGCGGCCTATGTGCCGTAATCGCGGCGGAAAATGCACGGTCGAAGGTAGAGGCAGATAAATGCGGGGCTGGGTTCAAGTTGGACGATAAAGGGGAGTGTGTAAAATGAAGCTCATATTAGCGATACTTATGATCGGATGCGCGATGGCACAGACGCCAATTGCTGGGCCTGCATTGTCTGGTGGTGGCGGCGGCGGTGCGGATTGCACTAATAATTGTACGTTCACTGGTGTAACCACCATTGCGAATGGAACAAGCACGGTCCCCAGCTTGCAATTCGCTGGGTCTGCCACAACTGGACTTTCGCAGGGTGGAAACCAGTTGTATATCGTTGCTGGTGGGGCACTCAGCGCGTATTTCGATGCGACGTATCAGGTATTTAACGGCAATCAGAGCTTTGGCGGAACAACTATAACTCTAAATTCTGGCGCTGGTACTAACTTCCCGATGACTTCGAGCGGCGGCAAATGGGGATTAGGTGCTGGAGCAACCTCGCCCAGCTATTTTATGACCGTGATTCCGACAGCAAACGTTACAGCCTCTCAGACCTTCTTCCTTCAAGATGGAACGGCGAGCACTGGGAAGACTGGGGCTGTCATCAAGGCTGGTGCTGGGGATGCGGCAACGGACAAGCTATTTCAGACGCAGAATAATAGCGGGACACTTACCTCAAGCATCACCCGCGACGGGGATATTTCTGCCCATACGTTGACCGGTATTGGAACGGCCCCAACTGTATCTTCGGGCACAATTGGCACTGGGGCAAGGAATTTAGCTGGCTTTATCACTTCAACTACAACCGGGGCTTATACTGGTGTACTAACTTTTAGCGGACTCACTGCTCCCGTAGGTTGGGCATGTGCAGTTTCAAATAATACAACTGCCAACTTGATTAGGCAGACAGCCTATACGACCACAACAGCAACTTTCGCAGGGACAACGGTAAGCGGCGACGTTCTGACGTACAACTGCATTGCATTCTAAGGAGAAAAGAGAAAAATGAAACTGCTACTCTTTGTAATATTCGCGGCTTCGGCATTCGCGCAGACGACGGTTAACGCTTCGGCGGTGCTACTGGATACAAACGCCACTGGGGCACTTGCACGGTGGATGATGGGGCAAAACACAGCGGCGAGCACCACGCTTGCATCGCCTATCGACGCCGTATCGAATACGTTCACGCTTGCGAGTGGTACTGGCTTCGGAGCCACTTCGGCTATCGTGGTCAACGGCGTTGAAATAGCCCAATGCACTGTAAAGGCTGGGGCTGTGCTCACCTGTACTCGTGCGCAGATCGGAACCACGGCGGTAGCTCATGCGGCTGGCGTGTCGGTGAAGGAAATGATATACAAGACTCCGAATCAAGCGGGCACTGAACTCATGCGGGGACAACTCAAAGGCATTATGAGGTCCGACCAAGTGATTCAGGCGCAAGTTGCGGCGGCTGCGGCTGCTGCTGAAGCTATTATTGCAGCCGGGGTGCAATGATCGACAGCATCCTATTCGCTGACCGCTGGGAAGCGGCCCACAAGCTCACGGAGCTAGGGCGTGCGAATCTGCGCCGTCTGGTGCAGTGGCTTGAAGATGCCCCCACAATGGCCGATGACCGCTGGAAAGCCTACGCTCTTGCGACCGTGTGCCGTGAGTGCGGCTCAGAGTTCGATATGACCATCAAAGAGCGTGGCAAGCCTGAATACTTCAAGAAGTACGATGGCAGGTATGGGAACGTGAATCCAGGCGATGGATATCGGTATCGCGGGCGTGGTCCAGTTCAGTTAACATTCTTGGACAACTACGCGAAGTTCGGGAAACTGCTTGGCTTGGATCTGGTGAATGATCCCGATCTGGCGTGTGTCCCCGAGAACGGCGTCAAGATCATGGTCCAGGGTATGGTTGCCGGAATGTTTACGGGCGTCTCGCTGCACAAGTACATCGATAATCTGAAGACGGATTACTTGAACGCACGGCGGATCATCAACGGGCTGGATCATGCGCAAGAGATTGCGGATAACGCGCAAGCGTTCATCGACATTTACAAAGAGGTACGCGCTTGAGGAACCGAGTCATGGGCGTTTGCGCGTATTTGGGCGGCGCTGCATTATTATGGGTATTGATAGAATGGTTACTTGGTTAGGGTGGGCGTTCTTGGTTTGGTTCGTTTGGAATCTGATTGAGTGAGGGAATATGGATTGGCAATCTTCAGTAGCTCGCAAATCGGTAGATCGATTCTTCAAGGGCAAGCTCGGTCGTAGCATCATCGTTGCGGCCTCCGGCGCTGGACTGACCGTATACAACAACTGGAAGGTCTACGGTACGGTCTGGGAAGGGATTGACGAACTATGGACAGCCGTGGGTGGCGCTGTTGTGCTAACCGTTGTACTCCATCTAAAAAGCCAAGGGGAAGAGAAATAAATGGACGTTCAAGAGGTAGTAGAATTTGCGCAAAAGTGGCAGGCTGCTATTGCAACTGGTGTCGCCATCGGCGGCGCGGTGATAAGCTGGAAGCCCGTTCAGGATATTCGCGTTTCTCTGGCTCAATTGCGCCCAAACGGTGGAACATCGCTGCATGACAAGGTGACCAGCATCGATAACCGACTGTGCAAGCTCGAATCCATAAATCTCGCAGACTTCCAAGACGATCATGAAATGCGGTTCTATTCCGATAAAGATGGGCTGTGCGAAATTGCAAACACTGCCTACCTCACAACGATGAAGAGGCAACTTTACGAGGTTACTGGTCACTCATGGCCTCAGTGCATCTACGAGGATGATCGGGAAATGGTGATACGCAAGTGGGATGCGGCTGTAAAAGACAAGCGCAGCTTCCATTTGGAATATCGTATGGTTGACCGCGATCAGAATATTATCCACGTAATGTGTGATGCATCCATGATGGTTGACCTTGCCGGAGTGGTACAGGGGTGGAAAGGTGTCATCACAAAGAAAGAAACACCTAACCCCGTAGCCACGGCGGCGCTAACTTTAGGCGCATTCGCGGCGGCAACGGTGCTAACATTGGCAGCAGGTTAAACCCTCGCCCACGTTTTGCGCTGTAGAAGCAGGTAAATGTTTTGAGTGGCTATCCCGTATTCCTTGGAAAGATCGCAGACAGTAGCACCATTCTCACGCTTCTTGCGAATCTCCACGGCTTGAATGGCGGTTAGTTTCCCATGATAGGCACGTTCCCCATGGGTTGTGCGGCCCTTCGCAACCATGTCATTGTTATTGTCCGTTCGAGTCCCAACAAACATGTGTTCAGGATTTGTGCAAGGCGGATTGTCGCAGTGGTGGCATAGGCACATGTCATCTGGAACAGGCTCTTTGAATTCCCCGTAAACAAACCGATGAGCTAGTACATTCTTTCCATCTATAAATATCCGTCCATACCCAGATCGTTCCAGCTTCCCCACCCAAACCCAGCATCCATGGATATCAACAATCCTATTGGCCAAGGATGGCAGTTTTTCTAGAATAGCCGATGGCGCTTTACTTGTATCCGACATGGCGATCAGCTTTGGATTGAACTGATGATGGTAAGGCGAAACGCAATCGTCAGTTTCACATGTACGTTTGCCTACAAGAGATGGGCTAAGATCTGGTTCAACAAACAGCTTATACATCAGCCTCGATACTACCTCGCCCTTCCCGTTAAACCAAATGAGGGCTTTCCCTCGATGGTTCAAAGAACCACGCCATACCCAGCATCCATCTGGTTGGAAATAGATTCTTTCACGTATACGTGCGGGCAAATTGTTGATAGAATATTGTTCAGGCATTGCGGACTCCCTTAAAGTTCGTAAAGTTTAGAGCTGGCCGGATGCGGAAACATCCTACCAGTTCGTTCAAGTTTAACACGGCAAGGAGCTTTAATTCAAATGGCAAATGATAATGATCCCCACATCCCAAGTTGCCCGCCAACGTGCGAAGCGTTGCTATTCAACGCATTTACCAAAGGGCAGCAGGGCGAATTCAAAGACCAAGCAGCCGCTGCAAAGGCTTTCTGGAAGACAGTCCACGACGAGTACCATCGTCTCGTTGACTTAGCCACAAAAAAGGCGTAAGCTGTAATCAGTCTTCTTTCCTTTGATCTAAGCGCATGCACAAGGCCCCCTACTTGGGGGCTTTCTTGTTTCTGGTTCAATGAACGAGAATCAGACTTCGTTGGGGTGTAAAACCAAGGCTGAATCGTCGACCACTTGAACGCCTTCCGGCATTCGAGTCTGCCAAGTGAAAACCTGCCCATTCTTCCGCATTCTGGTTTTGAATCGCCGAAACGAATGGATCATATTCTCTTCCTCTTCGGAAAGAATGTTGATTTCCTTCGTGGCTATCATCTGCTTCATCTGCTTGCGTAGCCTTGCTCTAGCTTCAAGTTCGGCCAGTTCATCCATCTGTTCTGCTGTTTTCAAATCAGCGAAGGCACGCATACTTAATTCAGTTGCGGTACGATCTTGCATTTTAGGCTCCTGGTTTCTTGTGTTCGTCGGTCACTACAAATTCACTAACGTCGGAAGGCGGTCCTTTCTTGCCTTGCGCCTCCCGGTATTGGCGAAACAAAAGCAGAGTTTGAATTGCTTCTTGTTTCTGAAACTTCAATTCTGTCATAAAGAAGTGGACCAAAAATGCATCCTGTTCTGAAGCCTCAATCGCTTCAAGGATATTCTTCGCGTGGTCTCTGGCCTCTGCTGGCCCCATCTGACAGATAACCTTATCGCCAAACAGCAATTGGACGAATGGTTCGAGCTTGCTATTAATTCCTGATTGATGCCAAAGTATCATATATCCCTTTACTTGGGGGCTTTCGTGCGTTTTGCATCCTTCAACCGTCGAAGTTTAAGTTCCCCAGCCGCTCGCATATTCAAGCCACGTGACTCAACTACCCGAAAGCGGCGGATGCCATCGGTGATAATGTCGCCAGCCTCAATGTCGAAATTACGGATGCTGGAATCAATGTGGCAATCGAAGTGCCATGTTGTGCGTCCGCGCTTGTCGGTACTCTTAGTCATTTGGGGGCTTTCGTGCGTTTAGGCACAATATCGTACCCGCATTTGTCCAATGCAATTCGTAGGAAATCGAAGCCCACGTTACTCCCAAGCCATTGGATAACCGTGGCGTAAAATACTGAGGCTTGCTCTGTTCCGGCCAAGGTAACTGTTCCAGCAAGCCGCTGCACTGTAGCGTAATCGCCTACAGGCATGCCTTTGTTTTGCTTCTCCCATTCAAGGGCAAACGCTTCCTCGCGTGGGTTTTCCTGTTCATCCAGCAGCCGCTTGCTGTGCAGCCCGCGATTCTTCAATGCTTTGATTTGCTTTTCCGTCATCGCATCCCCTCGCTGCTATGCCCCAATTCGTCAGCCTCAATCTGTTCCAGCGTCAGCGGCGGGTTCATTTGGTTCTCCATTTGCCAACCACGGTTGACACCTTCACTTCTCGGAATTTCACGTTAGTGATATTGCCAGATCGGTCGTTCCAAGCCTTCATGGTTTTTCTAGCATTGGCCAAGGTAGCTCGCCTGACAATCCAATAATCGACGTCACCGCATACAGTGGCCGCAACTTCGTAATGCACCTTAGTGGTTTTCATTCCGCCTCCAGTGGCATCGGGATAGGGCAGTGGCGTTTCACGTATCGCTCATCCATGACACGATTATCGTCCGAGAAATGCACAAAGCAATAATCCACCTGCCCTGATTCCCACTCAATCAGGTAGCGGCCCTTCCCGTCGCGCGGAACTGGCCCATCCACCCAGCGCATCTGCGCGGCCTCCAGTGCCTTAGCGTTCCAAGCCCATACTTGAAGCATGGTCCGCGTTATCTCGACGCCACCAAGAGCCGTGGGGTCATTTGCCATCTGTTCAATCACTTCACTCAGCTTCATCTTAGGCTTAGGATGCGGGCTGCTGGAACTTCCATCTCTCGGCATACCAATGGCATCCATGATATCGTCGTCAGTGCTCCCGAAGTTACCCATCACTTCACCTCTTCAATCCTGCGAATCAATACCCAAACCTGATCAGCCTTGCATCGATCAAATGTACCTTTAGTGAGTTGATGCACAAACGAATCGCCTTGCTCTCGGCTGGAATCGTCTTTCGGTCTGCCTAAGTTTCGGCAATGGCAGCATAGCGTTGCCGCGTGGAGCGTTAGATCGACAATAGTAAATGATTCCATCACTTCACCGCCTTGGTGGGGTTGGGTGCATCGTGCTGGCGAAATGCGGCCCATCCTTCGAGGATCTCTTCGTACTTCTCGCGTAGGCTCATACGATCTTGCGCCGCGAGTACCTTCAGGATTTGGTTCGCCGCTTCGCTGACGGTCACCTGCATTCGGAGCTTCGCTGGTTGCTTCTTTGGTCTTGCCATTAGAACTGTACCTCGTCTCTCTCTTCCAGTAACCGATGAAGCCGTTGGTTTTCAGTAATCAATTCGAGCATGTTTCCAGCCATCTCAATCACCTGCTTTTGCAATTGGCTTGCTAAGCGTAGTAATTCAGGCGACTCTGGGCTTGCTTCGATTATTGGCATTTTGATCGCTTCTCGCAATTCCGCCATATGGCGCGCAAGTTCCGCTTCGGCTTGTTTGAGTTCGTTTTCTAGGATCATGAAAATATAGTACACCAAAGGTATTGACAATTACAAGTAGTATCTGATAATATTTATCTTGACTAAGGCTTACCGCCGATGTCGTGATTGAATGGGATGCGCCGTTGCCCACGGGCGGCGCATTAAAGGGAGAGTTCAGTGCTGTTGACATTGATATATTTGATCGGCGTAGCAAGCGGCCTCTTCCTGTATCGGGCGCATCTATACGTACAATCAATGATGAAGAGAGAGCTTGCGCGGCGATTGCGTAAGAAGGCTGAGACGTTTGGGAATTGCGCCCCTGTGATGATTTTGGAAGTACTTTCTGCTAAGTCAAAGCCGATGAGAGTAAACGATATTCATTTGGCGTTGCCGGATATTTCGGCCATGACAATCCGTGGTGCTCTCACTAGAATGGTTAAGGATGGGCGAGTCAAGAAATGTGAGCGCGGTGAATATGCGGCGCATTAAAGGAGCAGCATGATTAATGCATTTGAGCAGTGGTGGGAAGCCGAGTGCCATAAAGATAGGGACGTAGGAGTATGGTCGAGCGAGTCTCAGTACGATGTGGCCGAAGCCGCTTTCGCCGCTGGCGTGGAGTATGGGCGCGAGTTCGAGCGTAAGATTACTTCGCCCCACGCAGACCTGAAGCTGTTCACCTACTAGCCATGAGCCGACGATTAGAAGCGCTTCGCAATCTCGCAGAACGCCCCGGCACTGAGGCTGAGGGCCGCGTGGCGCGTGCGATGTACGAGAAAGCCAAGGGCAAGCGGGTGGGCCATCCAACTAAAGTCTATTGGGACGAAGTTGATATCCTCCCCGAACGCTTAATGTGTGACTGTGGTTCTCGGTATTGGATGTTTCGCGGGTGCACTGAATTAGCGAAGCACAAGCTGGTACGAGAATTTGGGGAAGTGTTCTTCCCGCCCGGTACGCGAATCTACTATAACTGCTGGGCATATGCGCAAAACTCACCCGGTGTGGTTGTGCCATCAAAAACCTGCGATTGGAACTGGATGCGGATTAAGTTCGATCATCTGAAGCAACCACGCAAGGTGCCAGTGTTTCGCAAGGGCAAGTGGTTGATCTCAACTGAACCATTATCGAAGGAGACCGCTGATGAACTGTACCACCTCGTCTAAGCCACCATGCGAGTGCCACTCGTGCCAGCGGTCTAGGCGCGTGGATGCGGCGATAGAGGCACTATTCAATTCAAAGGTGTTCCAGTCTAACAATCCGGTAATACATGAACTGGTGGAGTGCATCGACCTATTGCGCTTTAATTTATTCAACGCCGAAACCGAGATTCAGGTGCTCAAGCAAAAGCTTGACGCGCCGCCGAAACAGGCGCATAATGCGGATAGTGGTCCAGCCTAAGTGCGAGTACTGGCTGGTTGGAAGTTAGAGAGGCGGTCCTAAATAAGCATCTGTCTCTATAGCCACGATTCAAGTTTTCCGTATTCCACATAGGAGGTACAGCTATAAGCGAAAAGTTACCTAGGGGGATCGAAATTACTTCCAATTTTCTGTACACAAGGCCCGGAGCAATCCGGGCTTTGCTGTGTTAATATAGGAATTGTCGAGGTACACATTGACGAAACGCGCGTGAACGGCGCATGGCTCTGAAGGCTGTGCGCTGATTCGCATTTCTAATGGTTATTGGCAAATCCGCCTTCAAATCCAGGTGGGTCAGACGGTTCCCAATCGGGGGACAATCTCCACCTTGCTTCTTTGTACTTCCGTTCCTCAATATGTTCTAAGATGGCATTTAGCCATGGTTCTGCTTGCGTAATCTGGCTCAAGTTCTCCATCTCAATAGCCACATCGTGCAACCGTTGTTCGATGGTTCGATTCAGACAATGCGAACAGGGAATTGTAGTTTTTCTATCGGCCATTAGCGATTCCCTTCCTTTTCTAAAACGGTAAACTCAGTCAGTGTTATCTTATCTGAGTAGCAATCAGAGCAACTGTAGGACCGCGAAAAATCATCGACCGTCCAAGATACTCCACAATCCCTGCAATGCATTTTGCCGGGAAGAATAGCTTCGCCCCATCGCGGAGTGGCAAGCCTTATCTGACGTCGCCACGTTCGCCACATCAAATCAACCACATTTGAGTTAGGAACTGGGAATAAATCGATTCTACATCGATACCGTTTCCATATTTCTGGTTCCATCGCTTCTCTCCTATCCAAAATTTGAACATCTGTTCGGAAGGTTCGTAAGTGTTCTTTGTTTTAGTGTATGCTTTTGTTCGGTTTTCAGCAGAGAGGTCCCAGCCCGAGCAAGCTCAGGTCAAGACCTCAATGGTATGCCTCCGCCCGGCCCCCATTGGCGCTTGCGCTGTTATGCCAAACGCTTCCCAGACTTCCAAGGTATAACCCCTGTCTCCGCGCTCTAGAATCAGTCCCCACGCTGCCACTTTGGAGATACCATTCTTGTGGCTTTCGACTTTCACCGCACGACCGTGATTTCAGACGCCTAATGCAGTGAGCACACGTCGGCCCGGCTTGGGGTTGAATCGAATTGTGAGAGCGCAAGGCATTTTCAAATTACCGTTTTATCTACCCTATCAATCTTCAGAAAGGGTAGGGGGTCTGGGTAGACCCCACAGCAATCTGAGGAGATTGAAAGTTTTGAATCCCCGGCCAAAGGGAACAGCATCAAAGCTCAATTACAGGATAGCCGACTTCGATTTCTTCGTCAATACCTAAACTATTGATTTATAATTACCGTATGCTCTTCGCGCTCGCGGCGGTACAAGCGATATGCTCAGTAGTGCCGTGGTACAGGTGCCACCAGCAACGGCTGTACCTGGGCGTGATGTTTTTCGCCTACGACGCATTCCGCCAAATATTGCAGGGTGACCCATGCCATTACAAGGCCTACGCTGCGGCGTGGGTGGCGCTAGAACCGATTGGCTTGGCGTTGTTGTGCTTAGCGACCCTTGAGGCATCCGGGCGCGTTCTGCGCGGCCACAAGGCTGAAACGGCGGCGTATTACCTATTGTGCGTACTGGCGGGGATCAGCTTGATTTGTGGGCTTGCAAAGCTGCTGGAGATACAGAGCAAGATATTTTGGGTGAATACCGAGATTCACAACCTCACCACATGGCACCAGATCGCGTACGCGGCGTGCTGTGGGCTGCTCGCCTGGGCCGCTGCAAGTACCGGCAATGTGCATTGTAGGCGCATGGCGTGGCTGTGCGGGGTTGAAGCTGTGTTCATGCTGGCAGGCAATCTCAGGGGCATCTACGGCAGCTTAGTACCTATGGCGCTTTACGTTTCTACGGCGGGAACCAGCTTGATGTGGGCGCGGCCGGCGTCGGTGACAAACCAGCGGCTGGAGAAGCAGCGGGTATCGTTGGATGCGTCCATCTCCCACAACCGACGCTGAATGATATGTTCGGTGGTATCGAGACCACCATGCAGAAACAGCACTTCTCGCACCGCTACTACTGTGGCATTTGGCTCAAGCGCGGCCACGGTGCGCAGTAGCAGGCGATCAAAGTCAGTCATATTTCACATCCGGGTTGTTGTGCATGTCAATGGTAAAGCTAAAATCCCCAAGGACGGAATCTCGATAGGCGTTCAGTTCAGGCAACAATTCACGCCGGAAGCGGCGAACTGGCTTACCTGGGATTGTCAAGTAGATGCGGCCTTCTCTATCGGTATTCGTGAGCGATTGCAGGATTCTGGCGGCTCTGATGTCCGTCACTTGTCAACCTCCACGCCATCCAGGTATTGAACATGCCGGTCGAGCATTGCCATAATCTCGGCGGCGGCTTTCATTCGGGTTTCACGAGTATCGCAATCGTAAATCGCCAATAATCCGATGATGCACAGCCGCACTGCCTCGCGTTTGTCATTATTCGCCGGGTCCATATTAGATAGTTCCACCATAGCGGTTCTTGCGTGGCTCAACGCCGTGCTGTTCGCAGCACGCCACACCAACAGTGATTAATTTTCTAATTTCGACAAGTGCATCAGCGTCACCTCTATTACTGGCCCAAGCATCTTGAGCTTCGCGCAAGTACCGCGCCATGATTGTCAGCCATCCGCCTACCTCGTGGCCATGATTCTCAAGCGTGCCCCATTTCGCATCTTGAAACGTACGTTCTGAATCGATTGCACTGTAAACTTGTTCTCTGTTCATATCAATCCTTTGAAGGCGGCCTTTCAGCCGCCTCAGCTTCTATTGTTGGTGCGTCCCTTCAACTTGCCGCTTGATTCGCTCGCGTGTTCGCTCCTGCAAACAATCCAAAGCACTTCTGCAATGGGTTAAGGCTTGAGCGTTCATGACGGTGCTATATGGACCGGCTTGAAAGCATTCCAATCGATCAATAACAATCGCGAGAAGCGCTTCCTGCGTTACTCCGTTCACCCCGACCTCTTTGATTGGGCCGTTCTGGAAACTGATACGGCATTTCTCCATTGTTGGGTGCAATTCCATGTAGTCGGATGGCATCAAGACTTCGTATTCATGGTTAGCACCACCAGCACCCGGTTCATCTAATACGCGAATTTCCAGTTGGTGGTTAACTGAATCGCCTTCAACTATGTGTGTTTTTATGGTTCTCATATTATTATCCGTGGCAGCCCGAGCACTTTGGCTCATCTGCCATTCTGGTTGTTTCTGGTTGCACCGGGGAGGCTAGCCCAAGCGCGATAATCGATGTGGCTGCAAGTATCGCAGCGATCCACATTAGTGGCTTCATAGTTCTCCTAAACGGGCGGTTCATTCGGTTTGTACTTCCGTTTCACCGAAAATTGCAAGGTCTTGATATCATAACCACGATCTTCAAGTTCATCCAAAAACGGTTTACCGTCTGACGACGATTCCAAGTAAGTAAATACCCCATGTACGAGACGCCCATCTGGACGGCACGGTGAACCGTATACGATATCGTTTTTTTTCTTGTCCCAGTAGCAGGTCAACCATCCCTCGTCCCAGTGCTTGCCTCTTAGCATTTACGTTTCTCCACGGGCGCGTCTTCAATTGGCGTAGCGGCCAATGCTCTATCTTCGCAATGCTGGTTCATAATTGCAGCATTTGCCTCAACGCCGCAGAAGGTACACACAAGCCACACGCGGCGCTTGTGTTGCTGGCGTATCCAATTGTGCGGCGTTGTACTCATATGTTCCTTTGAAGCCGGATGGGATCAAGCACCCGGCTATCGTGCTGGCCCCAGAGCAGGCTCAGCCGCGATCTGTAGTATTCGCACCTTGCGCTTGTAATCAGGCATGTAGCTCACCAGATGCGCATTCTTGGTACGAAAGGCGTCAATAGCGGCCTGCAATTCCTCGACGCCTTCTACCGATTCTTCCATACCCTCATAGCTTTCCTCGCAGCCATTAGCCACCAAATCACTGGCGTCATCAATAGCCGGGCCTCTGAGTGTTGGCGTGCAGCAAAAAGCAAACTCAACTTGCGGGAGTTCGTCATTGGCAAGGTAGTCCGACAAGTCTTCAGCGCTCTCGAAGTACCCATCCCCCCATCCACCACTACTCACGGCGTCAGTGTAAACCGGGCCGGTGTAACCCTCTACCAGTTCGGCGCGTTCGAGATTTGCGGCTTCTCGCTCCTCGCGTTGTTTGCGATCACAGGTGTTGCAGTACAGCTTTGGATTTGAAATTTGCCGCTTGATCGGCACTCCGCATGTATAGCAGGTGCAGCACTTCTCTGCAATGTCCATATTGGGAAGTGCGAACAGCGTGTTGCATTCGCTGCAAGCTGCAATTTGCGATGGCGTACCGTCTGCGTACATTAGTTGTTTCGCGTTCATACTTTATTGATCCTTGCTACAAAATCCTTGCCTTCTTTCCGCAGCCGCCGCGTTTCCGATTTATGGCACGGCACACACAGCGTGCGAAGATTGTCCATGTCGCCAGAGCCACCAAGGCTCACTGGGATGATGTGGTCGGCCTCGGTATCGGACTGAGCATCTCCGCAAAGCTGGCAGGTATTTTTATCGCGCCTGCGTACATAATCGAAAAGCGTTTGCGGGTAACAGGCGTATCGAATCGATTGAGCGCATTCTTTGGCATCGCACCTTGTACGGCGACCGCTGGGAACGCGAACGTGGCACCAAGTGCAAACGCGAATCGCCTGATGCTTGAATATTTCTTGCTGTGCATCTTGCATTTCGCGCCATGTCACAAGCCCCAGAATCGGGTGAGTGATGCGATGTGGACGCTTGTTCATGCCTTGCCGTCCCTTGAATCTTGCACTGAAGCCACTACCGCCAGCACCGCCAGCGCCTCATCAATCGTCTCAACAACAGCCTTCTGGCCGCGCCAGTCGCCGTGCCATACAACCTGTGCAGGTGTAAGCTGTTTTTGCGGTCGATGCGTCGTAGTGATCGGCTCCTTCACTTCGATGCACAGATTGACGCCGCGATACCCTACCAGCAGATCGGTACAGCCTCCACCAACGGCACTCAACGGTTGCACCGATGCACCGCATTGGCGCAGGGCCTTCACGATGGCTGGCTGGTTCTTGTCGATCCTGCCAAACTTTCTCACTTGCCCTCCAGCCGCGCTTTCGCCGCATTGAGTTCAGCGGTATATGTTGGTCCGGTATATGGCCCGTTGTGAATCTGCGATAGACACCAAACGGCACGGTAATCTTCGCTTGCGTGGAGTGCTTCAAGTTGATTCACCAACTTAATGAGCGCTTCTCGCAGCTTCTCATTCTCGGAGTTCAGGCGTTGCAGGTCTGAGCACATCTGCGCGAATACTGACTTCTGGACGGCGATAGTATCGCGTGGCTCTGTGTTTTGCGTTTCGGTGAATGTACCGCATTTGGGGTATTCAGGCGAATCCACGAATTCAAGATACACTTTGGCGTCTTCAGCGTCGGGATAGCCTGAAAGCACCTCGCGAATTTCCTGCCAGTGCTGCTTGATCACGGCGCCCAATATTGTGGAATCGCCGATGCTCAGCTTGTCGAACATTTCGAGCAGTTCAGGTTTTGTCATCTGGTTTGTCCTAGTTTGAACTTCAATCGCCCTATCTGTGCCAGCAAAATCGGGATATCGCCATGAACGCCTACCGTATTTTGTAGCTTGGCAAGTTTGGCAGATTGAAACGCGATCATGCCTTCTACGTCCGAACTGGTTTCGATAGCCAGCAACTCAGCGTTAGTCATCGATTTTCCATCCTTTCGCTGCCTTTTTCAATTGGCGGTACTCTTCAGGGGAGCATCCAAAGTATACGGAGATTCGCAAGAGACCCCACGTAGTTGGTGGGGCAGAGTAGCCTCGTTCTATGTCGCTCATGTACATTACCTTCCATCCCATAAGCCGTGCTACTTCACCTAACGTCTTGTTGTGTTTCCTTCGTAGTAGCCTGAGCACTTCGCCAAAGCATGGGTTACATGGACGATTGTCCGGCTCAACCGGATGCTTGAATGTTCCACAGCCTTTCATGGTCCCGGCCTCCGTAAATCTGCCAATGCTCTTGTCAAATCCATGGATGCACGGCGTACCGCTGCCGACGCCTTGGAGTCATCAACGAATTGCCTTTTGCTGCCGTTTGAATATGTGTACTCCTTGAATGTTACTGCCTTGCATCGCTTCAGGAAACGCTCAGCCTCAGCCTTTGCGGCATCCAGTATTTCTTTCGTCATTCGATAACCTCCACGCCGCTGATGCGCGGCTTGCCAGTGCCGTTACAAAACCAGCAAGGCTTGGACTCTCCGCGAATTTCTAGACTCCCTGTGCCGCTGCAATTGGCGCATTGCCATGGTTCCCATGGCTTTCTCCCGCTCATGGCCTTGTGAACAATGCGCACGGCTTGTTCCATCGTTTGTGTCTCGTACTTGATTCGGATTTGTTCAGCCATTACCGCACCTTCCCCAGCACCCATGCCGACGCCTGTTTCAGCGCTTCGATCAACACATCCACTTGGTCTATCGTTTCAGGCCATGACCGCGGGGTGATGCGGTATCTCCCGGGTCTTACCCATGCTGAAACAAGAATAGAATTAGAGCCGGAGTACCATGACCGCTCTTCTTTTTCTCCGAACGTCTCATCGACGATTGTAAATTTCATCACCGCACCTCCACATGCTCAGAGATCCACGTTTCAGCCTCAACTAGGCATCGACGAAGGAGCGCTGAGTTTTCCAGCGTGGTCATGGATGCACGCAGCGGGGTTATAGAATAAGAATCGCCCCTTACCCTTGCAGTTACGATCAATATTCCGCCCTGCATCCAATCGCGACTCTTCAGACCATTGGAGTACGTTTGGTCATCAATAGTAATCGATGGGCTCTCGCCTTTCATTGTAGGTATCACCATTTACCGCACCTCCACATGCGAGCCACGCGGCTCCAGCGTTACGCCGGGTACGGTACGCCTCCCGGTGCCTTGGCAATCGGGGCAAGGTACACGAGTTTGCTCATCGTCACCATACCATTCCAAATCGCCGTGCCCACCACACTGCTCGCAATTCTTCGCCAACTCCGCACGGATGCGGTCGAGGTTGGGAACGCGCTTCACTATGGCATCCTTAACCGTATAGCCATTGAGGATAAACGGGACCAATTGCCCAGCTTCTTTCCATGGACCCCACGGCATCACCACATGCGCATCGCACAGCGCATCCGGAACCAGTTCAGGGTTCGTGATCGTGAGTGCCTGTTTGCCGCCATTACCTTTCAGCGACAATACGCCAGTGCGCCCTTCCAGCTTCGTAATGCCACGCTTGCCCATAATGAACTGAACAATGGCCTTCATGCGCTCGCCACGGCCTTCCCACGTCTTCTGGTAGTCTCTGAGCCGTTCCGATTCAGCTTTTGCACCTTGCGCCATAAACTTGCACTGGTTGATCCATGCCACAATGCCATCAACCTTGGATACTTCGCGTTCACAGTACAGAGCAATCTGCGCGTCGATGGCTTCGAGCGATTCCTGAGTCAGGTCCGGCTCATCGTACAACTGCATGAGTTGCGTGAGTTCGGCGTCGATCTGGTACAGGCTGAGTGATTGTTCGCCCATGGTTAGGCTCCTAGCGCTGCTTCATTCTCAAGTGCTCGAACCAATGCATCCATCTGGTCGGTGGTGACGTTCTTGGTTGACTTGCGTCCGAAGAATGCCAAGATGTCTCGGTACTTCTCTTCTGGAATTTCGCGCTGCTTCTGGAGTGTTCGTAGCATCGCAACCTGCTTGCCATTAATCACTGGGCAGGAGTCTCTTGCGCCTTGTTCCCCGTCGCCAATCATCATCGGCTCGATCACTTCTTCATATTGCTCTTCCTGAAGTTCTTCAACTGTTGATGCTTCGAGTACCTTGTCGCGATCCTTGGCATACTTGTAAGCCTTTTCCATGAATTCGGAATCGAGCAACTTGGATTCATCGGGGGATAGCGTAGAGAACCACTGTCGAAGCATGACTGATCCCAGCTTAGACTTGGAACGAACCCCGTCCTTGAGCTTCTCGGTTGCAACCGCAAGCTGCGCGGCCCTTGCCGCAGCAAGCTCTTCTGCTGTTGGCTCAGGTGGAACGTAATCTCCGTCGGAATTGACAACACCACCAAGTTCTTCCGGCACATAGACAGGCATCCCGCAAGTGACCTCTGGACAATACCATTTCTGCCCATTCGAGATAGCACGGTTGAAGTACATGTTTCGAGGGAACTTGCGGTACATGTCGCTGTAGACTCCCGCTGTTTTAGCATCCTCTTCGGTGAAGCTAGACTCGCCCAAAATCTCGCCCTGCTTGCCGATGAACTGCAAAGAACAGCCCTTGTTGTCGAACTTCAGGTGTTTGAAGTTGTAGCCATGGCGACGGATCTGAGAAGCAATCAGCCCACCGCTCAGCGTGATCTTCCCTTTGATGATGTGAATGCCCATGACGGCGGCTACGGGCGCAATGCCTAGTTCTTCCCCTGCCATCACCTTAACAGCGGCTTGGGCGGCTTCACGCATATCGGAGAAGTACCCTGACTGCGCAAGGATGTTCCCGATGCGTTCAAGCCCGTTGATGCGCTCGTTGGAAAACCGCGCTACTTCTTGATTCTGTACTACGATTTCTGTTGTTGACATAATCCCTTTGCTCCTGCCACCCATGTAAATGACCTGTTAAACATCTCCACCTTGTAGAACCCTTCCGTTATCCCGCTCGCCTCAACCTTGCCGCATCGCTGGCACACCCAGCGCCATCCGCCAAAGAACAGCTTGTACCGCCAATCGTGGTTCATTTCATGTCCACCGCAATAGCCCTAAGCTGTATCGCCTTGCTTCGGTACTCCACTATTGTGGCCTCAAGCTCTTTGTTCCTGGCGCGGCACTTGCGGAGCTTGTCGATGCACGCCATATGCTGAGCGAACGCCATTGGTAATTTACTCCGTTCTTCTGCCAACTCGATCAACTTGCGCTGCTCTTCGATGGTCAGCTTGTAATTGTGGATCTGGCGTTGAAGTTCGGCAATCTGGCCCGTTAAATCGGGGACATGCATGGATATGTTCATTGCCTTGGCGTAGTCCGCCTTCAGCTTCTCGTTCTCCGCTTGCAAGTCGGCGTACTCGCCAACGTTCAGCATATTGGCATGAGTCATATTCGCGATGAAGCTGTCCTTTTCTGCTACAGATTCCAGTACCGCCTTGTGGTTGCGCCCCAGCACCGCGTTAGCCTCTGTGAGCGAGTCGATCTGCTGTGTCTTAAGTTCGCAGGCCCTACGAGCCAGTTCGTTCTCGGTTTTAAGTGAGTCGCGCTCCGCCAGTAACTCAGCGTGTTCCTTCTTGTAGTCGATGGCATTCTCAATATCTGTTTGGCGTTGAACCGCAGTATCGCGTTCTCGCTTCAGCCGCAGCGCCTGGGTATGCAGCGCCGCGATCTCGCGGTCCTTGCGTTCTATCTCCCCTCGTAGGCTCGACGTCTCAGCCACATATACGTTGAGCGAGTCCCTGGCGGCTTGAAGTTCTTGCACCTTGGCCGCGTTGCCAGCTTTCGCCGTTTCGAGTAGCGATTGAAGTTCGGCAATCTGCCCAATGTAAAACTCGTGCAGATCAGTCAGATCGCTTGTCACTTTGTTTCGCAGTACCGCTTGTTTCGTATAGTCCATAAATCCTCTAAAAGTGGGCCAGCCTCCCCCATGGACACTGGCCCGTTAGTTGAGCGTTGGTCAAGCTGCTCGGAGTGGGCAGCGGCGCTCAGTCCCTCAAACTTCTGGAGTTGTCACCACGATTACGCGATCAGGCCCAACCATGTCGATGAGTTCAGAAATCGGATTCTTTGACATGTGCGCCTCTTTGGGAATTGGAGCAATGTCAAGCATTTCTGGGACTTCAACACCGTACTTGCCAGAAGTGATTTTTGACAGCCACCCAAGGATAAGGCTCGCCCGTTCATTTTTGCCAGCGTCAGTTTCCATCATTAAGACCAATTCGCCTACTGCAAAGGTTTGAATTTCAGGACTGTCTAATTGCGGGAATTGTTTCAGCAAGTAAGGCTTACACTCTTCCCCAAATCTTCCCAGTTGATGGGTGAATACACTCTCCCCCGTCATGAAGCTGAGAATGTCATACAGCCCATCAATGTGTCTGGTTGATACGAGACGGCCAGTGGTAACACTGAGAACGTCTGAAATGTGAAATTGCTTCGTGTCCATTTTATTCTTTCCACTTATCCAAAATCTTCAGAGCCTCCGCAATCGCGGCGCGTAAATCCGGCTCGTGTTGTGTGCGGTTTGGGTGCGTCCAATCATGGAGATGCTTGTAGGCCTTATCGAGCTTGTAGGCACTTTCCAGTATCGCCTTGCGGGTTTCAAATGGTGTGGGGTCAATGTCAGGCCGATAATCGTTACCCTCATACCCTCTTATTTCCCAAATGTCTCCAGTGTTAACAAAGAGATCGGTAGCTCGCTCACCATTCCAGCTAACCTTAACCATCCCCGTCTTCGTGATGGAGATCACACGGCCCTCTATAAAGGATTGGCCACGCCATCCAGTTCTAATGTACACGCCCTGCCCGACTTCGTAGCTCATGGCTTTGCCTTCACGTTTGGTTGGGGCTTGTCTTCCAGCCAAACGGTATAAGTGCCATCTTCTTTGTTTTTGCGACTACGCAGTTTGTAGCTGCTTACGTGGTAGAAAGTTGCCGCGCTCGCATACTGCCGGTGTGTAAGTCCCGCCACTGCTTTCTTCGCAGCGAAAGCATTTTCTAAAGCATCGTACACTGCTCTGTAGCTATTTTGTGGAGCTACGGATGGGATATCTACGATTGTGAATGGTTCCATTGTATTTGATCCTCGGCGGCCCGCGCACCCTGTAGCCTGGAAAGCTAATTAACCGGGTGCCATACGGTGCCGCCTGATTCAATATATTTTAGATTCGCTGCGTTGTCAAGGAAAATCGTATAAAAATATAATTTGACATTTTTATAGTTTCGGATTACACTGATTTCAACGATGGCAAAACGAAAGTTTACAGACCCTACCACGGTCAATCTGCGAATCCCACAGAAGCTACATTCTTCGTTCAAGCAAGCCTGCGCGAAGAAGATGGTTTCGATGATACAGGGATGCACTGAGGCCGTCCAGCTTTGGATGGAAGAACAGAAGGTGAAACGATGACACTTCGGGACGAAATCAAGGAATTGAAAGACTTCTTGTATCGCATTATCAGGGAGACCCAAATGGAAAAAGATGCAAGAATTCAGGGTTTCCCACGGATCGCAAGGACTGCGCGTAAGGATCGTTTAGAAATCACCGAAGACGTACGTAAATACTTGAAGGCGGCGGAAAAGCGAGGCAAGCGATGATTGACCGCTTCTTTGACTGGTACGCCAATGCGCCGCTCGTGGAAGTGGTGCGAGTTGGGACCATTACGGCCTATCTGTTCGGCATTATAACCGGCGCAATGATTAGCTATGCGGTGCTGCGATGAGCGAACCGCTAAAGCTGAGCGATCTGGGAAGCCACGAGTTTCTATTGGCTTCTCGCAATGACGGCAAGACTACGATATCACTGTACGCTGATTTTGGTTTGTCGCCGCCGTTCACGCCATATGGATTCTACATCCGTGGAACCAATGGCTCTGGTCACACGACAGATCCAAATCAGGCAATTGCAGCATTCAACGCACAAGTTTTGATCGACGCCCAACAGGGCAAGGAGAAGTAAGTATGGCAAAGAAAAATGCAGTTCGAGAATTAGAGCCAAATCCAGTGCCGGGAACGCCCGGTGTTGATGTTGAGCCAAACCACGCAGATGCAGTTCGCAATGGGCAGGAAGTTGAGGCTCAAGCCAACCGTGAGATTCTCAAGAAGTTTCTTGACGAATTGAAGGATTGGGTTACTAATTCACCAAAGGCCGCAGGGGTTGGCAAAGACTGGGGACCGGAACCAGTGGCACCATATGGCATCAAGGTTAAGGTTTATCCCGATAATCGCTTTGAAGTGCTGATCGGCGAAAAGGTGACTACTATCACGGCAAAAGACATCACGCCGGTTCCACCGACAAACATCAATGCGGTTGGTGGCCCGGTCGGTGGACCAATTCCTGATAGTCCTGGGCAACCGAGCAACCGCTTCTACAACATCGGCGGATCGAAGTATGTTCCAGGCGACCGCTACGAAACAACGGATGGCAGCATCTACATTTGCATCGCCAATCTGTTTTACACCTGTTGGCTGAAAGTTCGATAACCACAACCTCACGGGGCTTCGGCCCCTTCTGAGCGGTTCGGCCTTGAAAAAGTTCGGTATGGCTGGTACAGAAAGCCGAATATAATTGCAAGGCCGTTCCGCTGAGAGTTTGGGAATGTAGCTAACTGGATAAGCTTGTGGTCCGCAAGATCACGGCTGACGATGTGGCGAAATGGCATACGCGCTGGTCTAGCAAACTGGTGTTAGGTAAAGCTTAAGCCTAGCGTGCTGGTTCGACCCCAGCCATCGTTAGATAATCATCCGAACCCGAGGGTGGTTGATTCGAGTTCGAGTCTCGACATTTCCACCAAATTTTGAAGTGATGAGAGAAGGGGAAGACTAATGGAAAAAACAATCACAGTTCACGGTGAAGAGTGCATCGTCACGCTTCAGGATGATTTTACGTTTATAGCGTCGTACAGCGACGCCGAATACAACACCAAATATGTCAATGGTGAAAGCTTAAAAGAGGTTCGCGCCAATCTTGCGGCGGCGATCCCCAAGCCTGAAAAGTCGAACGCTCCGAAGAAGCAGAAAATTGAGATCAAAGCTATCCATTGGATGGCGGTCATAAATCGTTACGATAAGCCACCATCGAACGAACCCATTACCATCACTGGTGTGCATCAACGAGATGGACGATCATTGCTAGGGTTTTATGATAATCACCCGAAAGCATCATTTGAGCCAGGGGGAAAGTATAGCAATGCTTGTTTGCTGGTTGCCGATGCACCTGTATCTGAGTTACTGCTTTTGAAACAGACCGCCGAAATGCACAAGCAGAACTTTGACGCCACGTTGCATAAGTACCGCTTCGATCCAACAACGATTCCCGGCTATAAGAAGGGGTTCTAACCATGAATGACAACGGAATATTGGCAATCGAAGTGAGCACGCTGCTGCTTGCGGCTATCGGCGGAATCAGTGCCATCTACAAGTGGCGTACATGGGCCGCATTCTGGCACTGGTGCGCTTCCAAGTGCATGGCGGCTGGTACGTACTGTTTCCGCTGGTGTACAGGCAAGGCGGTCGCCGAAGAGGCCAAGAAGGCGTACTGGCGTAATCTGGGTAAGCCGAACACGGAGCAAGTATGAAAACGGTAGATTTGACAGACGTAATCAAGATGAAACGAACTGCTCCTGGGTTTATACCAGAGTTGTTTGAAACTTTGAAGGCACTGGAACCAGGGAAGTGCCTAGAAGTTCTTGTTGCAGAATTAGAAGGCCGTACACCTAAAAAATTTCGAGCGCAACTCACGATGCGTTGCATCACTGTATCACCTACGCATAAGCTGTGTATGCGAGATAAGGTCGATACTCTCTACCTCTGGCTTGAGCCACGGGAGCCGAAGCCATGAGCAAGCCATACTCGGTACCGCCGTGTGATCTCACAGAGAAGCCACGCTACACGCCTGGGCCGCCGCCAGCCGACGCCGAGGGCTGGTACATGCTGCGGTGGGACAAGCTATCGGATATCGACGAAGTACAAGTGCTTTGCGATAATCTCACCAATGGCGTTGGGATTAAGTATACGCGCCGAAACTTGGAACAATGCTCGCACCACATGAAGATAGAGATGCCGGAGGAACCAGAATGCCACGAGACTCAGCCGAAGAGTTGAAGTTTATGTTCACTTCGGCTGCTATGGATTACGCGGCGGCTGTTTCCATCATTATGGACGATGTTATGGCGATAGGGAGCGAAGGCCCAAACGCAGATGCTGTCAAAACAGCACATAGAAACATGCGGCTAGCGCAATCACGCATGATGCGCTGGTACGGGAAGATACAGGAGCAAGCCAAGTGACGATTAAGAACCTACACCGTGGAACGTGTCAAATGCCCAATAAGTGCCAGTATCCCGGCTGCGACGCGATCGCGCTGATCTATTGCGATAACTGCAATGCCGTGGCGTGCGAAGAGCACACGAAGCACTGGGACGCGGACCAATGCAGTTCTGGCGAGACTACGCAGTGCTGGAAGTGTACGGGGATGGATCTTGACTTATGCGAGTAGGGATAGCCGTGTACTGCACCGTTTGTGGACGCCAGAAGAAGCCGCGTGGCCGTAGCGCTCCCATGGGTATGGTGATGTGTGAAGCGCCGTTCTTCGATGAACCAGGCAGATGTACCGGCTATGGACAAGAACCGCGTGTTGGGGATCTGTGGCCGGGTGAGACGCAGGAAGATTTTGGCTACCTGGTGAGTGCCGATGGAACGAAGGAGGTGACGCCGTGAAAATCACAATCGAGCATAATACCCAGGTGTTAGAAAATCAAGCCGCGTTAGCCGTAGGGCGTGCGTTGTCTGCCTGGCAAGCCGTGGAGGCCAGTCACAGTTGATGGAAAGAACTACGTAGTGCTGCGTCACGCGAATGGAACATTCTACGAAGTATCCATCGCAGAATAATGCTTTGCCATCGCGGCAAGCTGTGAATCAAATAAAGGAGTGTTAATTATGAACAACGAACTCGATGAAGCCCTGCGCAAATGGCAAGCATGGGTACACCAGAAGCCCATGGATGAAATTTCTACCGAGGAAGTAAATTTGGACATCCAGATTCAAAACTGGTTCTCATATGAGCCAGAATAATTGCTTTGCCATCGCGGCAAGCTGTGCTAGACTTATAGAGCCTGTACAGTTTGACCCATGCGCTTAGCGGCAATTGGGCGAAGGAATCCAGGGTAGGGCCTCCATCCCTGCCCTCCTTCAAATTCCCATGGAGGGGAATGATGGAACCACCAAAACACGACATTGATTTTTCGCACGGATGCCTTGCATACGCCATCGAAGATATTTTCGCGGCTGAGCCAAAAGAACTGTGGACTGCGGTAAAACTAGCCGTGCGGCTGGAGACATTTCCGTTTCGCCACCGTAGCTTGACTGACCCTGCAAAACAGCGAACACGGCGTATTCAGTCTATATCCCAAAGTCTGCACAAGTTAGCACTTGCCGGGCGCATAGCGCTGGTGCGCAAGCCACGCGAGGGCCAACCGTGCAAGTATGCAACGATTGGTGCATCTTGCTCCATCTGCTCCGAGTATCCATGCCGGTGCCACGCGCTGGAGGGCAAACGCTAGTGCCCAATAGACTCTTGCGGGATGGGATTCTTACCAGCGAAAAAGTTAACGCTTTGTCGATGGCCGGAGAGGTTTTCTACCGTCGCCTAATGAGCGTAGTTGACGACTTCGGACGGCTCGAAGCTCACCCTCAAATACTTCTAACGAAGTGCTTCCCGCTGCAAATGGAGACCGTGACTGTTGAAAATGTCCGCATGATGCTCGCAGAGTGCGCGCAATTGCCCGCAGGATGGCCGCAGGGCTCGGAAGACAATGAACCGCTCATCACTATATATGTAGTAAAAGGCAAAAAGTACTTACAAATCAATAACTTCCAACAAAGAGAGCGTACTGCTAAATATCCTTCGCCAGCGGAATGCGCGCAAGTTGCTAGCAGCGTGCTGGCAGAATGCGCGCAGCTTGCGCCTCGCGCGTCGCATTCGACTTCGCATTCGACTTCGCATTCGACTTCGCATTCGACTTCGACTGTTCGGAAGGGTTCGGACGCGCGCGACCCAATTGCATGGGAAGCTGGCCCGAACTGGCAAACTGTAACCGACATCTGGAACGGTGACGAACTAAACCAAGGCGATTGCCAGATGTACATCAGCCTGATTTATTCAGAATCGGAATTTAATTTGCTAGTGGAAGGGCTGAAGATTTGGGAAGCCTGCGAAAAATGGAAGACTGGCTACCGTACCAATTTTCAGAAATTTCTCAAAGACGGAGTTTACAAAACTCGTCCGGCAAAGAATCCAAAAGGCACGGCTTACGTGGCGCGGTCGGCGCATTGCCAGAAGTGCTTGGACACCGGCGAAGTGGTAGACCCGCACTACAGCGTTGGAGATGGCGCAAATTGGGACCGTTACTATCGGGATGGGGTAGAGGTGTCTGAATCTGAATTCGCGGCGGCAGTAAGGCCGTGTGTTTGCAGGGGTGGACTATGAGCAAGCAATCACGAGAGTCACTTGGGCGAACGCTGGAGATGGAAGCAGGTCCAAGCGAACCGGCGCGGCTACACCGCTACTGCTGGCGTAATGAACTGGGGCAGGTTACGCGATCAGAGTCGATGAGTCTGCGGGAAGCGCGGGAGTGGGCTGAATCGAGCAACACGCTGTTCCCGCAAACGCTGTACTGGGTGGAACCGGCATGACGGAAAAGCAGAAACAGGCCGACCAAGTTTTTGATGTCTTGGTGGTAAAACTTGGGGCGCTAGAGCATCAAATCCAGTGCCAGATTTTGGGGCAGCAGCAATTGCTCGATAGGCTGATGGCGGTTGAGAAGCAGGCGGCGGAAGATAGGGCAATTTTGAGGGCACTGGAGGAGCGATGCCGAATATCGAAACCGTAGTTATGTTTGGGGTCGGGCTAATGATCGGGTATGTGATAAACATCCTGAGCGGGATTCGCAAAGAATTGCGCCGTAGTGCAGATGCACTGGAAGCACTGGAGGAAGCAGCATGTCGAGTGACAAAGTGAGCGTGGTGGAAGGGATGGCTCAGGCTATAGCTGGTGGTATAGCTGGTGGGCTTAGGAAATCTATCGAATTGGCGCGGAATCGATTCGATGTGACAGATAAGCGCATCACAGATCTACAGGCGCAGCTTGACGCGGTGCTGGAGCGCCTTTCAAAAGTCGAGGCAACGCTTGAAATCGACGATGTTGGCTGCGAGTTAAACGCAGAACTACGGGTAGAGCGTGGCAGGATCGACGCGGCGCTGAAGCGGCTGGATGCGCTGGAGCCACTGGTTGCCAAGATCAACCGCTGGACGATCGACGAGAACGCCGATGAGCGTATCGCGGCGCTGGAGAAGCGGCTGTCGCTGATGCCGGACCCGCGCCCTAGGCCGCTGGTGCGAGATGCGAATATCGGGGAGGTGCAACCGTGAAGCGCGAATGGCGTGTAGCGTGGCGTACTGAAATGCGGATGGAGTGGTACGGGCCTAAATCCGATGTGAAATACAAAGCGCGGCAATTGCGCAAGGATGTGCTAAATACCCGCATCCAGGTGCAGAGCCGGGAAGTAAGCGCGTGGAAGGCGGCAAAGCCGTGAAACTGGGCAATATCAAGGCGCTGAATCGGGAGCGCGGGCCGCTGATCGACAAGAAAATTGCTGGCACGATCACCGAGGCTGAAAGCATCCGGCTGAAGCAGTTGAACGCATTGGTCGATGAGCATATCCAGCGTGTTGCACCACGGCCAGATCACGGTGAAATGCTCGCCTCGCTTGAGCGAACGGATGCATTGCGCCGGAAGATAGAAGTGAGACTAGCTGGAAAAGGAGCAAGGGAAGATGGGCGCTAAAACCGAGATTGAAGTGACAGCGGAGGAAAGGGCCGCAATGGTGGAAGAATACAACCGCGACGGGACCAGCACATGTCCAAAGTGTGGAACTAAATCACAGCCATGGGCCGGGTATTGGTTTTGCCAGTGTGGGGCGTTCGCAGCGCCAGTACAACAAGGAGACGCCATGAGGGTGGAACATGGGGCGTGAGTATATCCAGGATCAAAAGCTCCGCGCTGCCAAAATCGCGGAGTACGAAAGGGAAATCAAGCGTCTCACTAAGCCATCACAGAGCCGAACACGAGTATGCAAGGAATTGGCCGTTAGGAGGCTCAAGGGCGAATTGCCCTACCTGGACGGCGTAAAGCCCACGGAGTGCCGCGTTAAGCTCGCCACGGGCGGTTTCTGCCGCAAGCCACGTACCCATAACGGCAAATGCGCGGAGCATAACCGGGAGTATGATCGGAAGAAATACTGGAGGCTGAAAGAGGCGAAAATGCCGGCTGAACCAAAACCACGAGGAGAGCCGTTAAAGTGCCTGCTGTGTGATGCTCCCCCACTTGGGCGAAGCAAGTACTGCGAAGGGTGCCAAGATTCGCCAGATCGTCCGAAGATCGGCAGGCCAAATGGCTATGCAGTTAAAATGCAAAAAATTGGGGCCCAACGGTCTAAGCCAATGAAAACAAGTACAGAATCAGATATGCAGTTGAAACCCAAGCGCGGCGTCGTGATTCGCAGGCGTCCAGATCCACCGATGCCCGATGGTTACCAGATGCCACGGGAGATGGTGGCACCGCCGATCATCCGCATTGCGCATACGTGGTTTCAGGATTTGATGGACAAGAACACAGGCTGAGGCGCTGGCGGTTCGTCCTTGCCTACCATGTACGCCATCATGCCAACGAGGGCGAAAAATAGTATCAACCACAGCACCCCGCGTGTTTCGGCGGCTTCACGTGGCTCGTGTGTGTTTTCCTGCCATAGTGTCATTGCTTGGTATCCTCCGTCCATTGCTCATATTCGATTCTGGCGGCTGGTTCTATGGCATCGAGCGCAAACTTTACGGACCACATGATGTGCTCCCAGTGCGAAATTTCGTTATTGATGGTGGCGTGTTCACCCCCGCATTTTGGGCAACTATCAACGCATCCTTCGCCGTGATTCTTTAATGCTCTGCGTTTGATAATAAGCCCGTCGTGCTGGGACTCAGCCCAGTGGTGCGCGGATTGCAAGGCCATGCGCCGTGTAAAGTTTGGGTACTTCTGTTGATCGGTCATATTCGCTTACCATCCACTTCGTCCAGCGTGGCGAGAAACCGGGTTGGCCTGTAGCCTTCGGTGATGTTGGTTCGCTGATCCCAAGCGTTGAGAGCATTTGCAATCTTGGTAGCGCAATCGCCATCTACCGTTAGATGGTCGATCCAATCAATTTGCTGTACTTTGTCCCATATTCGGTATGTCGTCATTCGGTCATTCTCCTTTGAATCGCGGATTCACGGATAGCGTGAATTTGCATTTACGGGGGAGGCCGGAACCTCCCCGAATTTCTCTCTAAACTTTTAGTTTGCCCAATCCGCGCGTTTTCGGAACTTGAAGCGTCATGATCGGTTCAACTTCGAACACTGGCTTCTCTGGGCGAAACATCAGCGCGGCGACGTGGTTGGCGGATAGGTTGCAAGTGATTGCCGTTGGGTTGCCATGCAAATAAATTGCGCACATCTCCTTGTCAAACGGCACAACTGCGACAATTGCGGTAGTTTCGAGCCACTTGTATTCTGGGCTGTTTTTCTTTGGTGGACTATCGGTAAAGATTGGTCCTGTTTCGGTTCTAATTGGTATCAGCATGCGGTCTCCTTTGTCTCGGTCAGTTCTAATTGCCTTGGGTCCGGATCAATCCCGAAATCAAAGCGGTCTACCCACAGCGGCTTGTTGAGGCGGCTGCATTCCTTGATCGCTTGGTACTCTTCAAGGTTTCGGTGGTGTGCCTCGCCCGTAGGCTTGCCATCCTCCAGAATGCGATAGCGGGGGCGGGCGAGGTAAGTTTCTTCAGCCGTCATTGTCCACCTCACTTGGGTCGATGCCCACAAGCTCCAGCGCTCGGGCGGCGGCGATACGTTCGTCTTCGGCTTTCCGCTTATCAGCAAGCCATTGGAATGCCTTAAACCATGCAGCATCGCTCGAATCGTCTTCTGGGTATTCCATCGGATCTGGTTGTTCGATCTGCCTATTTTCCATTGTCTTGCTCCAGTAATCCTTCGATCTGAAATTCTGTGTAAAGTTTCTTTGTGCGGCGGTTGGTCAGGTAGTAGTGTACATTCCCAGCAGCTTCTACCCTCTCGATAATGTACTTACGGTTCTTGTTGAGGCGGTCCAGTCCATCGATAAAAGCAGGCCAAACGCTATCTTTTTCCCCATACATTTCAAGACTCATCCCCCCGTTATTCGGGCGATGTTTAGTTATGGTGACCATCTTCCACCTCGTCGAGTTTGGCGATCAGCGCATCTGCATGGGCCAACGCGTAGTCGGTTATGTACGTTCCGTTGTCAGGGTCAGGCTCTAGGCCATTATTTGAGAGAAGCCCTTGCATTGCAGCCTTGGCGAATTCGTCGCGCCGTGATAGCGGCTTTATCGGCACATAGGCCCACATTGGGGCTTTAGGTGGCAGGTTGCTGGTAAAGCTCATAATCCCCCCATGATCTTCGGAATCACTACATGCACCCACAATGCGAACAAAAGAGCTATCCCTACCACGGCGGCGAGCGCGGTCCAGTACGGATTCACACCCGTCGGCTTATCCGAGAGTTGCTCCACTGGCCGGTAATCCACTGGACGGTTCTTGTTTGCGTATTCAAACCCAAAGTGAGAAGCACGGTTTGCGATTTCAAGAATTTCCGCTGAGAGCTTAATGTCGTGGCAATATGTACAACTGATGTACTGCTTCAATTCGGCCATAGTGGACAGCTTGTCAAATGGTGGCTTCACGGTTGCACCTGCGGGCCTTCGCATCGCGGACCAGTCAAAAAGCCCTTTGCCCCTATCGGCGTAGGTGCATTTGCTTCCGTGATCTCCACGGCGCGGTCTATGATTGCTTCGAGTGCTACCTGATACCATATCGCCGCTGGCCTTTGTGCAACACAGGCCTTCAGTTCGTCGATGGTTTCACACTGTTCGATGGTCTTAAAAAACGGGTCAACTGACATTTGCTTTCTCCTTTTTCCTTTGCTTCCACTTCTTAAATTTGCACGCGGCACACCCGGGCAACTCGCAGCCCTCGGGCTTATCCAGCGTTGCGCATTTCATCCGGCGCCCAGGCTTGAGGCGCTCCAGCCCTTCGGCTTTACGGGCTTCGTGGCGCTGGTTGGCTGCTGCCTGCTTGCACAGCTTGCAATTACCGCACCTGCCGCATTTAGCCGGGCGCGGGTAGAGCTTGGCATTGATCTTGCCCACGTGCCTACTCATCCACAGGCGGATTGTGGCAAGCTCCGGGTGATCGGCGGAGTTGATGAGTGATTCCACCAGCGCGGGGACGTTGGTATCGAGGATCGAGACTTTAGACATTATCGGCCACCGTAAAAAGGTAAGTTTCAACTACGTGTAAATCGGTGTTCAGGTGCGTGTTGTCCGGCGCGTGCTGCATTTTGACTTGATGTGCCGCGTCTCCAGCAGTTGGTCCACAAGCCCAACGTTCTGGCGATCCATCGACCCACGCTGACCAGTCATTGGCTCGCTTTGCTGCTATTATTCGCATTCTGCCACCTCGTAGCCAGCGGCTCGCACGGCGGCGGCGCATTCTTCGCGGGTGTTGAAATATTGCGGTTTCATCGCGTATGTTTTCCCGTTTCGGTAAAATTTGGTATAGCATTTTTTGGTTCTGCGGGATGCATACCATCCCCGAACTGCGTAAAAGTGCAGTGTCAGTTTCATTTGTCTATCCTTTGCGCATTCACTCGCACGCCATCAATGCGGTACGGGGCTTGGTGCATGATGCACTTTCCCGCGCGTTCCGTGGCATCTAGCCGACGTGCCACGCCTAAGCAGGCTTGCTCTGCCGCTGATGGCATTGCGTTGCACGCTGCCCACTGTAGCGGGTCGAGCGTGGCAATCCCGCAATGGCGCTGTCCGTCGAAGATTGCCTCCAGGTGGTAGCGGACCATTACGGGTTCAGGCATTGGGCACCGCCTCTAAGCCTGTGCCGCGTCGTAGCCAGACGGCAGCTACATCGTGATCGGCTAATTCACTCTCCCAATTCTCTGGGCCTTCGCCTGCGATGCATCGGCAGACCATGCAAAAACTGGTAGGGTCTTTCATGCATTCCCGCGCCGATGGCAGGTTCGTGCAATAAACTAAATGGCTGTGTTCGTTGCACAGCACCTGATAGCGGCCCCCTTCCTCGACGTAGTTTTCGACCAGCGGTATCCCCTCGGCGTCGGCGCGTTTGCAATCGCAAATCACGGTATGCCCGCCTGAGTACTTATTGCGCAACTCGCAGACATACCCGGCAAAATCGCTGTGAGGTTTTCGAGCACTAGGCATTGGCCACCGCCTGCAACATCTGGCGCTCGATGATTTGTGCTATTACGTCACGCTTAGCTGCTCCGTTTACCGATGTGATAGTGTTCATCCACCACAGATCCATAACCTCAGTGGCCGCGTTTTCGGCCAGCACTTTAACAAGTGCGAGCTGATTGTCCCTCGCCACGTCACGCTTTTGTTTCGTTGTCATTTTCGTTATTCTCCTTGTTCAATCCACGCATCCCGCGCCCCTGCATTTTGGCGCGGATGTGGTGACTATCGTTCCAACGGGTCGATATCTTCAGCGTCGCGTGCTTCCCGCTCTAGGCGTTCGGCGCGGTCGATGGCGGAATCCGCCAATTCCATCGTGTCATACCAGCCAATCACTACGCCCTGGTAGGTGGCCTTAAATCTTGTGCCTGTCATTTCCATTTTCTTTCTCCCTTGATTTAGTGCGGTTTCCCGCAAGCCCGGAGGCGTTTCGACCTGTTACGGTTGGTACGGCTTGAATCCCTTGAGTTTTACAATGGCTTCAATGCTGGTGTAACCGCCGTCGCCATCGCGTGGTGGCTTATCGTTGCGGACAATGTTGTAAATTGTGCCGCTTGACTTTGCAAATTCCCATACGCTGTGATCGCTGTACGGTTGGTATTCCAACTTCTTCCATTCGGTGGTCTGTGTTGTCTGTGTCATGTTTGCTCCTGTATCCAATATACTTTGTATTCGGTATATTGTCAATAGCTAAGTTAGATTTATTTTACGTGACTCCATCCAAACTCAACTAACCGCGGTAGCGGGATGCGGTCGAACTTCGCTTGTGCCGCTTCAGTGCGCATTGCGCCTCGGATGGTGCGCAGCATATGGGCCGTAGTAGCGTCTAGGATCACCCACCCGCGTTTGTTGCCAGTAAACAAGGGCTTTGTGTCGTATTGCTTGATTGAATCGCTTGTAGGGCGAGTCCGGAGCATAATTGCTTCGTTTGCTGGCGTGGTTTCGAGAACTTGTGAAATTGTCATTGGGTTAGCTCCTGATCCCGTAGTGGCGAATCCCAAACGGTCCGATAACGTAGAACTTCGCAAATCCAAAATGCAGGGAAAAGGACCACAAACCATGGGCTCTTTCTCCGCCGATATGCCACCGGCTTTCCCCGTCGCGTAACAATGCCAATTGCACCCAACCAGTCATCCAAGCTGGTGACGCCAGTGAGCGGTAGCGGTAAGTTTCTTTGCAATATTCGATAAAGCTGTCCATGATGTTGATCCTTTGTTGGAGTTAAGCGCTCCACCCGGCCCACCGTGTGGGCTAGGTGCGGTGCTCAAGCTACCAGCGCCGTTTGCCTGTGCTTTTTTTCGGTAACGAAATCATCAGCCTTTGGCAATGTGATGCCAACGCCAGGGTGAATGTGGATTTGGCTATCTGCGCATAGTGAGAAATCCTTGCATTTGCCAAATTGAGCAAGCCCACTATAAACGCCAATTTCCAACTCGATATCGATGTAGTGACCGGATGTTTCGCCGCCATTTGACCGGCTGGTGTATTTCCCGCCTTGCTCCAATTTGACGACTTTCACGTATTTCATGGAGCAGCCGATCATTTTGATGTAATCGCCAACCTTCACATCTGCAACCGTTTTCAGCGTGATAGCGTCACAAGCTGCGCGCCAAGTATTGTAGTTTTTCTGGCCGTGCTTTGTGAGTATGAAGAGCGCCCCAGAGCATTTGAAGCACTTGCCTGCGTAGACATTGAAGCAGCTAAATGCATTCGCATGGCCATAGCAACGTGTACATGGCATAGACTCGAAAATCTCATGTATTTTACGGGGGGTTACTGGTGTGGTGTTCATGGCTATAATCCCCTTACCATTTCGCCGTTGACGCAGGCAGCATATTCACTGCCGTCACGGGAGTCGATCACTCTAATTTCATCGGGTGCGCAATTGTCCGATAGTGCTTGGGCGGAATCCAGCCCATAGATTCCTAAGTCATACGATTCAAGAATTGTTCCCAATTCGTTGATAACGTGATAGCGTTTCTTTGTGGTGTTCATGGTGGCTCCTAATTCTCCATTACCTTGAAAAGCTTCTGGACCAGCGCCACATACTCAGGCTCGTTGCCGATGTACCCGGCTGCGTCTAATGCTTCCATTTCAGCGTTGATGGCATCGTAAAAATCGCCGTTTGCAATGTCGTTGTTAATCGTAGTCTGTGTCATGTTGTGTTCCTTTTCTCTACCTTACATAATCAATATACTCTACACTAAGTATATTGTCAATAGCCTTGTGCATCTTTTTTTACTAATCTGCGTTACCACAACTTAAACCATATCTCAAGCATTATTAACAGCTTAGAACGCCTTAACTGTAGTTAACTCCACACCTTAACCACAGCTAACAATTCAGCCTTAACCACTGCACTATCGTCTCGCGTGTAAGATTTACCGATTCGTGCTACGAAATGACGATTTTATGGCCGATCGTGCTACGATTCGCAGCCGCTACTCGTTTTATGGCGTTCGCCCCACATTTTGCAACGCTCGCCCTACAATCGCCCAATGTATGCCGCATCCCGCACGCCAGGCGTGTAGCATTGCATTTGGTAGCTATTGCCGCTACCCGGTTGAGTTGTAAAGGTTTGAGTAGAATACGAACGAAGGCGGGAACAGCTTGTACGGGTTCTGAGTAGGGGTTTTGATGGGCGACTGTATAAAATCCCCCCTACCCCCCTTATTGTGGTTTTTGCAACTCAACGCCCATGGTTTTCGGCGCGTTACGTCTTGCGCCTGCCCTTGCCCGCTCACACTGGTTAGGTGGGGTTCAGATCCCCGGTACGTCGCCGTTCTGTGCCGTGTACCCGATTACGGTAGGTTCCGCTTATCGTTCACGCCCAACGGTGCCTACATTTTGCGCCTATTTTCTACCGAATTGCAAGAACTATCGGTTCTGCTTATTTTGAGAGCATTGCTATATAAGCTGTGCTTATACTTCTTGACGTACTACATGAAACGATTACACTGGAACTATGGCAAAACAAAGGCGTTATCAACACACAGCAGAAGGCAAGGTCATGCTCCAATTAGCCAAAAGGCGTCTCCGGCGCATTTTGCGGGAGATCATGGACCACAACGCGGAACTTGATCGATTTAGAGAACTTGGGTATGAGGTTGACTGTCCTATTGTCGGTGGCGGGCCTGTCTATCTGCAAAAATGGCCGGTTCCGTTACTCACATTGTCAGCTAACCAAGTGGTGGACGTTTGGGACGATACGCTATTCGATGACTTTCTAGAGCAAGGCCCAGACCTCGACCCTAAGTCAATCAAGCGTAGGGCAAGGGAAGACGCAGACAGAGCTATCTTTGACCGGGCTATCTTGGCCTCTGAGCCACCCAAGAGTTTGGCGAGCATCGAACTGGCGGAATCCGCTTGACGCTGGGTGTATAATCGGGCTATGAGCATAGACGAACGGCGCAAAAGCGATTACAAAGCGTTGCGGGATTCCTTATTCGTGGCTGACTGGTATTTTAATCGGTCCCAGTTGATCGCAGACCACTTCGCCAGCATTGACCGCATGGAAGCCAAGGAAAATGAGTGGATAAAGGCATTGCAAGCGCAGGGCATTAAAGCCGCACATCCCGACGATGGGTGGGTTAATCGAGCCGAAAACTACATTACATTGTGCTACCCGTCGTTCGATGATGGCCTGGAAGTTGGGTCTAAGCTGGTTCTCGGTAGCTCGCTACGGGATAAATACCGGGTAGTTGAGATCACTAGAGCAGATCATATTTGGGTGGGACTAACTCACTGGTATTTTAAGCCAGTCCAAGAACCAAAACGCCCCAGCCGGTTTAGCGTGGCTCTCGATTGGATTAGGCGACGGTTGGCGAGCATCGAACTGGCGGAAAGCGCTTGATGTTTATCGAGATGCGTCTATAATCGAGTTATGAGCATCAACTTTGACCCCAAGCAGCATGATTACACCAGGCACCAAACATACAGCGGTCAAGGCTGTGCGATGTGCGGGCGCGAGATTGCCGATCATTGGCAGGGCCAGCCGGTTGACGCAATTTCTCGATACGCGCCTGGCAAGTTGCTGCGGATTCACCCTGATGCCTACCGACTTTTGGATGATAGACCTGGCGGTCGAAACCAGTCAGGGGACTCAGGTAGCGAGTTTCTCAAAGCTATTGGGCTGTGATACAGTAGAGCTACACGGATACCCTTCATTAACCCGTTGAGTGTTCACCGATCTGGTTCGTCGGTCCCTTTCAAAAGCTAACGAACCAGACCTTCTTGCTCGTACCTACTACGGACCGGCGCGGGATTCGGGATATAATCCAAATATGAACTTGATCTGGATCTGCGAGAACCCGGAATGCAGGGCAGAATACCAGGAGTATTGCAACGGTTGCCCCAAGTGTAGCTCACGGCCATTCCCGCTGATATTCTCGGTTCGGTGCGCTGGAAGGCCTGAAACAGATGAAACGCGCACCATGATCGAAGCGTTTGAATCCGAACACAACCAAAGCGCTTGACCGGCGCGGGATTCGGGATATACTGAGGCATGGACATCGACCGGCGTATTCTCATAGGCGGAAACCACCTAGCCAACGCCTTAATTGGAACTGAGATTCCTAACAACTTCGCCAACTACCAAGAAGCACTGGCAGCGCACGGTCAGCCCTATGCCGATATGTGGGTCTGTTGGCGTGCGATCATGGATGTTAGAGACGATAACTCCCTGTATCGGCAACGATCCAAGCTGCCAGTGTCAAGATAAGCCCTAAATCTGAGTGGCCTGCTTTCAGCGGTTGAACTTCGCGGGATTCGGTTTATACTGAGGCATGGAACAAACTATGGACCTACAAAAAGAAAACGAGCAACTGAAAGCGCAAGTCGCCGCTATGGGACTAGAAATCAGGGAATTGCAAGATGAGCGACTCAATGACTTGAAGCATATGCCGTGGCAGATATTCGACCCCGTAGAACGCGCAATCCTCACCCGGTTAGGGGCTGGCCTAAAGTGAGTAACCTTTTAAGCACATCACAGGTAGCAGCGGAGCTTTCGCGTCATCGCTCCACAATCTATCGATTGCTGCGTATTGGCAAACTGCGCGGGACGCTAACCGGAAAAGGTTGGCGCATAGTCTCGCCGCAATACGAAATATCGCTAATGATGAACGTATTGAAAGCAGACATCGACCGGAAAGTTAAGGACTGGGCCAGGGAGCATGGTAATCTTGCACGCGGCGCGGATTCGGTGTAAGATGGGTGCTGGTGGTCCGCTTGCGAGTATGAGGGGTCTGTTTGTTAGGCCCCTTACACTATCAGCCCCAACACTTGCACTTCCCGGCGATTCGGTTATAATCAGGCATGGCAACACAAACCAGAACAAACGGCGCATTGGTTGGCGCATCCACCATCAAAGGGCTGGAAACGTATCTCGGGAAAGTGCAGAATGTTAACACATCCAATGAGCCGGAAGTGCGAGAGATCCCGCACGAGTTAAACCGGCTGGCTGTTCGCCTTGAGGATATGGAGTGCCGATGGCGTTGGGTGTGCGAGAGACTGAATCCGGCGCTAACATCTGATATTCCTGCCGTAAGCACTGATGATGGCGATACCAGAGAAGCCTGTCATACTGAGCTAGCAGCCACGATCCAACACGCAAACAGGCGCATTGAGTCACTTGTTGAAGGTATGGACAACGTGTTAAACAGGCTGCAACTGTAATGTGTTCAAGCTACCCAGTACATGTTTCGAACATCGAGACCCGCGACAATCCCAAAACGCTGGCACTGGAAACCAAGATAGGCATTAGCTTTCACCCCGACGCCTTCACCCTGGTCAGTCCACCGGCCACGGATGCGGAGATTGAGGCAATCAAAGAAGCACTCCAAGATGTTCAAGCCCCACCAGTTAGCCCTAATCCGCCAATTCCGCAAAGGTAAGAGCATGGACCCAATCACAGCTATTTTCGCGTTCTTGGCTACTCCGGCGGGTCAGGACGTGGTGCAGGATATTCGCAAGGTTAACGCGGAGTTTGCCGGCTTGATTGCCAAGCTTATTCAGCGCATCCACGACCGGCGAGAAGATAAGCCCTAGATTTGCCCTCTCAACCGGTACTGTATCGCACTCTCCACCACAAACCGACTGTGCACCTGGCGTAGTTCAGATGGCGTCAAGCCCGCACGCATACCGGCTAGGCAATCGAGCACGCGGCCCACGTAGGCAAGTTTCAGCGGTGCCAATGGGCGCGGCTGGTCCTGTTCCGTGACCTTCTGCCTACCCTTGCGCTTCGGCTGGTTAGCGCGGGGGCTGGGCGGTAGTAGCTTGGCTCTGATTCGCTTGTTCATGGGTTTGTGGTGCAAGCTGCTGACCTGATTTGATTAGGACGTCCAGTAGACTCAATCAGGCATTGCAATTGCTTCTCAAGTTCCTTAGAGTACTTGTCAACCCTTGCGAAGTTCGCCCTTAGTTCTTTGACAACATCCCAGCAAGCTGCGCTTTCACTATACCTAGTATCGGCAAGAGAGCGGGTTACTTCAATCTCTGTATCACGGTGGTAGATTTCGGCTTCTAATACATGGATGCGGCCCCACAATGCCTTTGTGTCCTTGGTCCATTCCTTGATGCATTCAGATCGCGTGTTGGTGTGCCCGACAAACCAGCCACAGGCGTATAACGCAATGGCACAACCGATATGTATGAGTAGGTGATTAATCTTCATGCTTGTTCATCCGGCGTAGTGCCACCAATGGCCAGTAGATGCGGAGAATCTGACTTCGTACTGTTTCCCACACGTGCAAGTGTATGGGAAGTATGAGCCAGTACCAATGGTGCAACGCCATGTCCAAGCATCCGGCACGGTGCAGACGTGCTCCAATGGTGGGGCTGGTTGTGGTTGTTTCCAAAATGCCAACTTATCCCATAGCAGGCTACAATCTCTATTGTCACCACCATGCATCGCCAATAGGGTACGCAGAAACCGCGCTTCTTCCGGCGTTAGTTCGATGTTCATGACAGTATCACCGCCTTCACATTATCCAAGTCAAATTGATATTCCCCGCTTCCTTTGCACTTCGGGCAGGTGATTTGTATCAGGTGCATGTACTTATCCCAGTCTTCCGGCGTTGGGATCCAGTTCGGGTTGACTCGGTGAATCGTGCCGGTACCGCTGCAATTATCACACTTCATTCTCTCCACCTTCTCCCAACCCATAGGCACAGTACAGCTAGCCCGACGCTCAGAGCCTTCAGGAGGTACACTTCCGTCGCAGTGAGACACATCATAGGCCCACCTTGCATTCCCGCAACTCAGCCGTAAATGGTTCCACATTCTCCCACAGGCTTAGACTGGATTTGATTTGACCTAAGTATTCGGATTCCAACACAACACTACGCTCCCACGGCTGGAGGCTGTCACGGTGGCGGGCGTGCTTGCAATCAGAACACCGGCAGGGCTTGTAGGTGGCAGCGCCGTACTGGTTGCGGTTTCGCATCTGGTCGGTTAGTTCAGCCCACTTGGCTAGATTCTTTCTCATTCGATGATCGTCTCCACTCCGCCCACGAGTTGAGCAATGCGGATTTTTAGCAGCTTGCCTTCTGGGATCGCTATCGTTTGCAGGCACACACCTACTGCATTTGGCTTATTGGCGACCCTGGCAGCGATTTCCAGCGGTTCCTTGGCTGTTTCAGGCTGGTATGTGATGGTTACAAAGTACTCGTCGGTTGTTCCACCCTTTACCAGAATCAGAACGCCACCCGGCCATGGTGCCCAAACAAATACGATGGGTGATTCACTGAGCATTTTTTATCACCACGGATATAGTTAGCAGCGCAGCGGTTGCCAGTAGTGGGGCGATCAGGTTCCGCCAGACGGTGTTAACGTGCTTCATATTCATTTGTTCCTCGTGTAGGTTGACGGCGTGACTTCGATTCTGTTGGCAGCTACGGCGGCGGCGATTAGCAGCACAACCACTAGGCCCCAGATTGCGAAAACTATGCGTACTAGCGTTTTATCGGTTTTCATAGTGTTGGTCTCACTGTCTCGTAGCAGCCGGATTCGTGGATCAGGAACAGGCCACGGTCGTTACCGGCGAATAGATGGCCGTCGATTACCTGTAAAAACGTGATGTTGCCACCGGGGAGAACGCATAGACATTCCATTGGCCTGTCCCATGGCTGCAATTCGTGGAAGTTCATGGCTTCTTCGGCCCTCCGGCTATGATGTAGGGCATTTGTGCTTCCTCCAACTATCACACATCAATTCAAACTGTTTGATTATGGCCCTTGTATTCTCGCGAATCGATTCTTCGCTATCACCGTTTATGGCAATGCATATGGCGTGAGATATCCATTCTGGCGGAAAGGCTACAAACATTTTAGTCCCAACCGCTTGAGTTAATATAACTTTGTTTCCTCTGATTTCCGTATTTCTGAAGATGCCAAAAGATGCACCGTTAACCCATTCTTCGAGCAACGGCATTGCTATTTCACAGGCTGAGGGCATTTGTGCTTCCTCCACGTCAAATCTGATGGTCTGACCATGGCACCACAGTCTGGGCATGGTACGGTGCTCTTGGGGCGTCCACCGCCCTTGGTTTTGCGCATGGCTGCGAGTGCAGCGCCTGGCTTAGGGCATTTTGGCATTGCCGGACTCCTTCAGTTTCATGCATTCCTGGCAGTCACGGTTAAGCAAGAGTAGCGGTTTGCCTCCGTGCTCCCTGACCATGTTCGGGAAGCAGCGTCTTTCTTCGCAACTAGGGCAATCGAGAACCACTTGCTCATAATTTATCATCGAAATCGTTTGTGCCGATTTAACTGAGTAGCGAACCCACGTTTTACCAGTTTTAGGGTTTATAGAATCGCTAATTGTGATAGTTTCGCAGGTTTTGTCAATGGGGAGATTGATGAGCGCCTCTTCCAGTTGGGCGAGCGACACCGTGATGCTATTTGGCATTGTAAACTCCGTTAAAAGCGCTCATGTGAAGCACTTGCATACGAATTGCAAAGATTTGGCAATTCAGGGTTATGGCAGACTGGATTAACGCCAATTTAGCGGCGGCTTGCGCTTCCCTGTGGGCCATCTCGACCGCCTGGGCCTGCATTTCTTCAAGGCTTGGCATTCTGTTTCTCCAGCATGGCGTTGAATCGGTCCACGTCGGCTTGGTCCTGCAGGGTGATGGATCGTCGCGTTGGGGCAGTGAACTTATGCGGTCTGAATTCTGTCCCATCGCTGGCAATGAATTGCTGGTGACGGTCATGAACCACGACAGTACTTCCGATTACGATTGGCGTATGGTAATGTTCAACCGTGCCTGTAAACTTGCCTGATCTGAACCGCGCCTCAAAGTCCGCCTGTTCCTTCAGATCACGCTTCTTGTCTGCGATTGCTTGAATAATGGCGTCTTGCAATTTGCGATTTCTGGGCAAGATGGCGAGCGCTTGGTCAACGAAGTGATCCGGTTGCGTTGCCAGCATGCCTACCAGCGTGTGCATGAAATCGTAGAACTTGAAATGAAGCGTTCTGATGTGGGTTTCGCGCTTCGCTGCCAGCTTCTTGTAGTAGCCGGGTGGCTTACGCTTCGTCTGTTTCATGTTCCACTTCCTCCGATTCAGCTTCGATATCCTCGCCACGGTGCATTACTTCACCTCGTTCAATAATCGGTGCTGTTCTTCAATCGACTTCAGAAGCAACTCCTGCTGGTCTATGTGTCGTTCCATGTCCCAGATGGCCTTGCCCCAGTAGCATAGTGCTATGAAGAAGAGGCTTATCACAAACTTGCCGTTTTCGTCCTCGGTCCAACAAATTTTCCAGTTATACCCATCCCCAACGGGTTCGTGGAACTTGCGCATATGCTGGGTTAGTTTAGATTCCGCTTCGTCCCTGACTCGCCATTGGATGATGTTCAAGCCCAACATGATAGGGAATAGCACAATGTGGATTCTTCCAAACGTTTTCCAGTTCATTTCGGCAACTCCGGCTTGGGGTAGATCCCTGGGAACACTTCGGGATGCGATTCCTTCGTAGTGTAGGCGACATCGCTTATTGGAATCTCGATTCTGTCGATTCTTGCGATGTTCTCTACATCAGTTTCGCCACTACCGTCTGAGTACTTATGGATGAACCGCACTGGCTTGGATTCATCAGTAGAGATTGCACGCCGTATCAGTGCATCTAGTTCGGCGAGTGTGATTACAATGTTCATTTCGGCAACTCCGGCAGCTCGCGCCAGTGGGTGGGCTTAATCATAAACGTCGATACGCCAGCCCGAAGACGCATAACCCACACTTCCTGCCCAAATTCGAGGATGTCGTGGAAGATTTGAGCCTGATACAAGCCATCGGTACCCCAGATCGCACGATCCTTGGGCGCTGTGGCGATGGGCTGCCAGCTAAGATGTGGGTTTCTCGCTACGGATTCGTCATACATTTGCTGCATCGATTCCAAGTACTCCATGCTGTCATTAGCCAATATCGAGCTGAGTGAAATCCGCGATAAAGCTACTGCAATTTCTTGCTTTGATAACTTCTCGCTCATTTGATTTGTGCCACCTTCCAGATCAAGTACAAAAGCACAAACAGAAGCGCAGTTCCGGCGATTAAATCAAACGCTTCTGATCGAAGCACGTGGCGGAGTAGTTCCATATCTCACTCTACAACATCCACGCTGTACTTTTCAAGAGAAATCGGTTAGAGTAGGGGGCATGGACACTAAAACATGGGTTCTGATTGAGGTTGGAGAACTAGAGAAGCTGAAAGCAGAGAATCGTCAAATGAATAGGGCGTTGCGTACTCTTGATCCAACAGAAGAGGAACGAAGGCTCGGTATCGCTCTAGATGGCAAGGCGCAGGATGCCAACGAGACGGCAGAGTCACCTGAGTGCCCAGAATGCGAGAAGCGCAACAGCGGTGTACCGTTTAGCGGTAGTCACCTCGCATTCAGCCAAATGTGTTCCAAGTGCCAATCGGCATTACTGGCAGAGAAAAAAGGGATAGCGATGGCCTCAGCCTACAAAGCCTGCGGCGAAGAGTTGAGGCCACATCGGGAACGGCAAGCAAACGCAGACGCCGAAGCAACTGCGAAGTTGGTAGCCACCCAAGCAGCACGCGAGAAAGCCTACCACCGCGTGGAGCTTGCCGCGCAGTTCATGGCGGCGTTGCTAACTCGGTCTCAATATTTGCCACAATCAGACTACTGGGCAAAAGATGCATTCCAAGCGGCTAACGCATTCCTGGCAGAGGCGGAGAAACACCAATGAACGAAGCGCTTGCTGATCGAGTGGCTCGTGAAATGGCAGAACAGCAATATTACAAGAGTCACGGCTTTCTGCTCTTCGGCGCGGACAATCGCCCAGCGCCCATTGCCGGGAGATCATTGTACCAAGATCAAGGCTTAGGCCTGCGTTTCGTGCGAGAAGCTACTGAACTTGATGAGTTGACAGGAATCGTAATGAAAGGCAACACTACCGACGCATCGACTACCTACAAAATCGAGTTTACCAAATGAAAACACTGCTTTTATCAGCGCTGCTGTGCCTCCCGGCACTTGCACAGATGGAGATTGTTCTAACTCCGGTGCCAAGTTGGGCGACGCCGTTTCCATCAGTTGAGCCTACTTCCACGCGGATTCTCACGATTAGCGGCGGCAAGGGCACGCATTACGACGTGACTACGGTTTATGGGATGGCTGGGGAGAAGGTTACACTGAAGATGCGCATCGAAAACAGTGGTAAGTACTCCAGTGCCGTGCTATCTATCCCGCAAAAGGCAGAATTATGGTCTGTTTCGATGGAGGATATCACAGTTCACGAGAAGCGGGAGGCCAAAATTGAATAGGCGCACGTTCCTCAAGGCTATCGCGGTGGCTCCGATGGCGGCTCCCGCTATTCCCGTTATTGCTGGCAGCATTCCGGGCTGCAATCTTCGACCGGGCGACACATTTACCATGGCAAAGGTTTACGATCCATATCGGCGGCTGAAACGCTTTACGATTGTTGCCGCTTATGCTGTAAAGACGCCGGACGGAATTACCTTTCAACTAGAACCATGGACCGAATCATGAAGCCACTCAACGAAGCCATTGCCGACATGCTGGATGCCGTTATTGCGGACGCCACGATCATGCGAGATGCACTGCGAGCCGACAAGGTGGGCCTGATTAAGTATCCAGTGGCACGGAAGCGCCAATTCGCCACTATTGGGCACTTTTTCTCGAACCACCAAGGTTACGCGAAGGTGTGTCTGGATCATGGCGGCGAATGGAAGGCGTTCAACTTCTTCAAGCCGCGTTGACAGTTCGTGTATAATGCCGATATGGGCCAAGTAGTTTGCAAACCGCGACTTGAGGATAAAATGACCCTCAAGTTGAAGCTGAAGCCAATTCTTGAAGCGATGGCCGATCACGTGCAACTGAACGCTGATGGCGAATTTGTACCGTTTGACCCACTTTCCAAGATTATCGAGATTGCGAGTGGGAATATGGTTTGCGGCGTATGCCACGGCGACAAAGAGGCCAAATACGCGCTTACGGATGAAGATGGCAACCGGCTGAAGGACGAAGCAGGGAACATTAAAACGGCGTTTCGGCTTTGCCAGTCATGCTACGGCACTGGGAAGGAAGCGCTTTCACCCAAAATCGTGCTGGATGCCAATGAAATGCTGCTGGCTAAGATGTACCCTGATTTGAAGGCAATTGAGCATACTGGGGACGTTGGCAACGGGCTGGCAGAAGCGATTCTGGAGCGTCGGCGTCTGAGGGAAGCAATGCGAGAGCAGGAAGACAAAACGATAACCGTGCCTCCGGCGCATGAGCAAGTTCAATGAGCATCACCCACGATAAAAAGCTACATCGTATAGCTTGCAGACTGTGCCAGAACTGTGGGAAGGCGAAATGTGCCTGCTTGAAGCCTAAGCGCATGGGTTTACCTGTTGGGATTACGCGGCGTGCAGATATCAGGACTGGTCCGTATTGCCACCGTGACTTAGTTTCGGTTAAGATTGGTTCGGGGCGATAAGCCCCTTGATATCTCGCGTCGTGAGACGCCAGGAGGCCCAATGGCCCGTTTTCTCGCCCTCTTGCTTTTGCTCGCCTGCCCGATTTTCCCTCAGATTTACACCGATTCACAGCTTCTCAGAGCTGTCAACAACTCCCAAGCACGGCTCAGCGCGGCAATTACCGCTGGCACAACCACGCTCACATTCCCAACGTCGACGACGTTCGTAGCCAATTCCGTAGTTACGATTGACAACGAGATTATCCTGCTTGGTACGAAAGCCACCACGACGGTCATTACCTTCACCGGGTGTACTCGTGGCTATGACAGTACCACGGCGGCGGCGCATAATTCCAACTCGCTCGCACAGTCACGCATCGTAGCGGCGCACCACAACAATATGGTTGATGCGGTTGAAGCGATTGGGAGCAACGTGGCTGGGATCTTGTCAGGTTCAAGCGCAAGGGCCAATACGTATTACCAGTGGATTCGTGCGGTAAGCACTTCGGTTACTCCGGCAGCAGCGCTGGGGCAAGTAGCGCCGGTAAACTTCACCACGCTACCAACGGGCGTTCTCACTGGACTTCATGCCTACCCCATGACCGTTACAGCCGTTGGCACCGGCGCAACGTATCTTGGGCATATTTCGTTCCGGGTCACCGTGACGAATGCAGGCGGCGTGGCTGGTGCGATTCTCAACGATGATGACGTGATTATCCTTTCAGGCATCACAGGCACCGGCGGGTGCAATACTGCGATTCTCAAAGACCAAAGCAACACCATGGGTGTGTGGCGCGTTCGCAACGTGGCTGGCTTCCCGTTTCAGTTCGATCTCTATGGGAGTACCGCTGTTGGAAGCTGTAATGGGGTTGGAACAGCAACAAGAGCGACTCATTTCATTGATGTTTCTGGTGGTACTGGGCAATCCGAGGCTGCTCCAATCGTTGGCGGGTCTGGCATCACACCGCTGGTATACTTTGCAAATTCACATTCTGGCGTAACTACCTATTCCTCGGCGACTTCGGGAGTGCAGGAAGGCTATTACGCTGGGGCCGCAATCCTAAATATTCCAGTCGGTACTTACACGCAGGATGCAGAAACCACTATCGGTTACGATCAATTGCAAGGCGCGGCCAGCGGACTTAATATCGTCGGCCAACTTGCCCAAAGTTCGATATTCATCCGTGGGGCGCGTTTCATCGGTGCGAATGCTGACTCTGGAGTTAGCAACGTCGGCGGAATCATGTTCCGAGTTGAACATAATGCTCGATTTGTGTTCTCTCAGGCATCGATCTACAACTACGGGAATGGTGCAACGCCGTACAACCTAGGCACCCAAAGCGCTGCAATCAGCTTCCAAGCATTGTTTTCAAACGATTTCTGCCAAGTCAAGGATTCGTACTTCATCAATGAATACGTAGGTACGCTCATCAAGGGAGCGAATCAGATTTCGATACTCGACAACGTCTATTACGCCCAGCCTGGGTATGAACAGAACTCGTTGCATGGCTACGCATTTATCTGGCTCCCAAATTCCCCATATTCGAGCAATGCCAAGATCGTTATTTCCGGGAATACTCTCAATGCAACTGATCTGAATGACCCCAGCGTTCAGTTCATGCAAAATTACGGGATCAGAATCGAACAAAGTGATGGCGTTCTGATATCAGGTAACGAGATCGCTGCCAAGCATGGGCTTGGGATGGTTGCGACTGGTACCAACAATCTGAACTACGTCACGGTTCAGGGGAATACGTTCGACCAGAGTCAAGACAGCGCTATTTTTATCGTCGCGAATGTTGCAGGGGTGACGGCATTCGGGAATATAGACATTTCAGGAAATCTGATCCAAACCAGCCGCACTACCGGCAACGCCCTGATATTCATAACCGGGCCTTACATAAGCTCTCCAGGCATCAAGATCCACCACAACATCATGACTTCGAGTTACGCGGAGTTGGTGGACATTTACGACGCCAAAAACCTGTTTTTTGACGATAACCGGCTGGCTCGTGTTAACTTCAGCTTGAGCGCGGGAGTGGATGCGATAACGATAAACACGACGGCTACCAACAGTAGCTTTTCGCGAAACAATATCACATGCTCTAACGATGAGGGCGGATATGCTGGGACGGCTGGAATTCACCTTAATACAGGAACAAGCGCCTCCCGATTGACTATTAACGGGAATCAGATTAGGAATTGCGGTTCAGGGATTTGGCAGGAGTTCGCTTGTACTGGGTGTGTTATAGCAAACAACACACTGACAGACCACTCTACCTATGGGCTTAGAAGTGACGCTGACCTGCCCAATGGCTCGATTAGTGGCAACACGTTCTACAACAACACCACGGCTTCTATGGGGCTGCTGGGGACGTATACGACACTAACGCTGGGGCCGAATAGCTACCAAGAATCGGCAAACACTACGATTGCCAGTGCCGCGACGATCACACTGCCGACTACTGGCACACCTGGTTGCATCCTAATTTCAGGCGTGACGAATATCGCCACTATCAACACAGGCTGGTCGAATCGGCAGGTGTGTTTCAAAATGGCCGGCATTCTCACTTTCACAGGTGGCAACATCGGGCAGGCATTTGGACCGACGACGGCAAACCAAGTGGTGTATGCCTACTATGATGCGGCGGCTGTGAAGTGGTGGCTGAAATAATGGGTTCTACATGGTAGCAAGCGACGCAGATACCGAACTATTGTCGATGATCGATGCGCATTACTATGCTGATCCGCTTGGATTTGTTTTAGATTGCTTCCCTTGGGGTGAAGGCTCACTTCATGGGATGAAAGGTCCAGACCCCAACCAACGCTCTTTTTTGGAAGATCTTGGGCGAGAGGTCAAAGCGCGCAAATTTGACGGGATCATGCCGGTTCTGCCAATTCGCATGGCGATCTCTTCAGGCCACGGTACTGGGAAGTCGGCCATGTACGGGTGGCTGGCGTGGTGGATACTTTCAACGCGGCCGTACTCGAAAGGCACAGTCACAGCGGGCACTTACGTTCAGTTGGAATCTCGCACTTGGGCGGCAATTCAGTATTGGGGGAAGATGTGTTCGACCTCGCATCTTTTTGATATTTTGCAAAGTGGTATCTACTCGAAAACAGACCCCGAAAACTGGAAACTCGAAGCTCAGTCTTGTAAACCAGAAAACGCTCAATCGTTCGCCGGACAGCATGCAAGAAATTCTAGTTCGTTTTATATTTTCGATGAGGCATCGGAAGTTCATGACAAAGTTTGGGAAACGGTTGACCCTGGTGGGTTGACAGACGGAGAGCCAATATTCATTGTCGGTGGTCAGATGGTGCGGAATACCGGCACATTCTACGAGTCATGCTTTGGGAAGAACAAAGAGCGTTGGAATGTCAGGCGTTGGGATGGCAGGTCATCAGACTTCACCAATAAGGCACTGATTGAAGAAGTTCGGCGGGATTGGGGCGAAGATTCCGATATGTGGCGAGTCCGCATCTTGGGGTTGCCACCAGCCGCGTCAGAACTGCAATACATTGACCGTAATCGAGTGAATGATGCACGCAAGCGGCCTGCGCCACTTCCAAACCTTCAAGACCCACTTATTGCGGGGTTTGACGTGTCAGGCGGCGGCAAGGCGTGGAACGTGATCCGGTTCAGGCGTGGCTACGACATGCGTAGCAAACCTGCAATCCGCATTCCTGGGGAAAAAGATCCAGATCGGTCGATGCGCATTGGCCTTTGTGCGGAATTACTACGAGATCAACGCCAAGAACATAAATTGTCAGCAATGTTTGTGGATACGGCCTTCGGGGCTCCAATTGTGCAAACGCTTAGGGGCATGGGGTTCACGAATGTCTGGGAAGTGGCGTTTGGGGCCGAGACACATGATCCAAATTGCGCCAATCTTCGAGCTTACATGTACATGAGCCTGAAAGACTGGCTTTTGCGCGGGGCAATCCCGGATGAAGATGACCTTGCAGACCAATTATGCCGTCCTGGATTTCATATCCGAGTGCAAGGATCGAAATTAGTGATAGAGTCAAAGGCGGACATGCAGAAACGCGGAGAAAGCTCGCCTGATGACGGTGACGCCTGTGCGTTGACATTTGCAAGGCCAGTGGCAATTGCGAGGAAACCGCCACCGCCACAATATGTAACGCCTCCAAGGCTTACAATGGGGTGGAGTTGAAAATATGAATCGTAGACTATTTACTAAGCTTCTATTCGGGGCGGCATCTATGGCGACTGCTCTCCCTAAGTTTGTTGCCAATCTTTCGCTGTTTAATCACAGTGATGAGGGTACTTATTCTTTTGATAAATGGTATGTAGAACAATGCTTGAAAAGCTTCCGGACTCACATTCGCTATAAACCATTTGACGATGGGACGCACATGAGAATCGGGGACACTATTCGTGTACCTCGGCCAATGAGGTTTAATGGATGAACGAATTCAAGGATCGCGTTATTCGCTTGACTTGCCGCAAATGTACCCGGGTGGGAACATTCAAGGGCACTTCGGAAAAGGAAGCAGCCAAAGAGGCTGAGGCTAAGGGTTGGGTTATGGAGCAGGGGATAGTTTTTGTATGTCCCAAGTGTCCAGCGCGTAGATGAGCCGGTTGAGAAATTCCAAGTCGGGAGACTTCTGAATGAGCGACGTTACACCAAAAGAAATTCGAGAACGCTTCGTTTACCACAACGATGCATGGGATGAATGGCGCACTCAGGCGGAAATTGACCGCGAATATGTCGATGGGAATCCATGGCCTAAAGATGAACAAGCGGCCCGCGAAGGTGTGCGCCCGTGCTATGTATTCAATGAGTTAAAGCAGTACACAAATGCGCTGGTTAACGGGTTCAGGCAGAACAAACGCGGCATCAAGGTAGGCCCGGATGAATTCGGCACTGATGAAAAGACTGCTGAACTTGAAGAAAACCACATTCGCCAGATCGAGTACAAGTCTCAGGCCCAAGTAGCCTACACCACGGCAGGAACGAACCAGGTGAAGGGCGGATACGGGTTTGTGGAGGTCAAGCGGGTATTCATTCCTGGAACGTTCGAACAAGAAATTCGCATTGTGCCGATTGAAAACGTTGATTCTGTGTCAACTGACCCAGATTCGGTCGAGCCGGACAATTCCGATATGATGGATGCATTTCAATTAGCCAGCGCGAGTCACGAGGACTTCAAGCATGACTATCCAGATGCAGAGATAAGGAATTTTTCAAACGATTTGCTACATGAGTTTCCGCAATGGGTCAATGACAAGCGGGTACAACTTGCGAGATATTGGAGAGCGAAAAAGTCGAATGATACGATTGTTCAGTTAGCGCAAGACGGAAGCCCACTCACGCTAGAAGAGGGCATGAGGGTCATAAGGAAGCCAAACTTTAACCAGCGCAAGACTGGCATCGTGAACATCGGTGGAATCGATTATGAAATCGTCGATCTGCGCAAGGAAGACAAGCGCACAATCACAAAGTACATTACCAACGGTATCGAGATCTTGGACGAAATCCCTTGGGATGGCAGCTACATTCCGATCATCCCGTTTTGGGGAGAACGAATTTACCTTCGGCGAAAATTAGTGCTCAAGGGATTAGGTAGAGATGCGCGTGATCCGGCTATGGCATTGAACACTTCGGCCACTACTGTAGTCGAGTTGACCGGGCAAATGCCAAAGGCTCCATTGATGGCAGCCGAAGGTCAATTTGAAGGACATGAAGCCGAAGTTGCGAATGCTAATCGAGTTCCGCTTGGGTTTATTTACTACAAGCCGGTCGTGGATTCTGGGTTAGGCCCTATTCAGGTAGCCGCCCCACAGCGTGCTCAATTTGAACCAGCAGTTCAATCTTTGATGTCGCAGATGGAAATCTTTCGCCGCGCAATCCAATCCAGTACAGGGCTTTCCCCTTTGCCTACTTCGGCTCAACGGGTGAACAACAAATCAGGGATTGCATTACAAGAGATTCAGGAAGCAACGAATCTTGGCAGCTATGCATTCACCGACAATTACGAGCGTGGAATAACGAACGTCGGCAAGGTTGTTGAAGACTTGCTTGGGCCAACTATTGACACGAAGCGCAAAATCATCAACCGCAAGCCTGACGATACCCATGAACTGGTAGAAGTCGATGAGAACGCCTTCAAATTGCGGCATGATGTGACGATTTCTACCGGCCCGTCGAGTCTCAATCAGGCTGAGAAGGTTAAAGAATTCGCGCTGCAAACTATCAGCAACAACAGTATTGTGCCAGCCGCCATTAGTGGCAATAAGCTTGCGCAGCAGTTTCTTGGGGCGTCTTTGAAGTTGCTGCAATTGGGTCCGATGGGAGATCCGTTGATCGACGCGCTTGACCCTGAACAGCAAGGGCAGCAAGTGCCGCCAGAACTTCAACAACAGATGATGCAGCAGACTCAAGCGCTTCAGGCCCTGAATGCCCATGCTCAGCAAATGGAGCAAGAAAACGCAGAACTGAAGCAAAAACTTGAATTCAACCAAGAAGAATTGGCGCAAAAGGAACGCATCGCGGCGGCTGATCGTGAATCCAAGGAACGGATTGCGGCCATGCAGTATGGGGCTAAATTAGAAGCAGACTTGGCTAAACTTGGTTCCGCTGAAAGCTTAGCACTTGGGGAACATGAAGCGCGATTCCTTGAATCTGAGGTTGATCGCGAACACGAAATCGGCATGACGATGATGGGTCATGCTCAAAAAACTGAAATGGCGGACCAGCAACATGAAAAAGATCTGCAAAAGCAGATGGTTTCCGCCGATCAATCGAGCCAATTGGCCGAACAGCAACACGAACAAGGACTGGAGCAGCAACAGCAGGCGGCGGAATTGGCACCAGAGCCAGTCAAGGATGAGGCGTAGAAACAAAACGATGTTCAGTTTGCAAAATACTTGACATTAGGTGTATAGTGTTCTTAGTTGAACGTCGTGAGACGTGCAATGGTTCGCCCGGAGAGTCCCAATAGGACATGGACGAACCTAAAACTAGCGTCGTGAGACGCGAGGAGTAGGAATGGCTGACTTAGGCGCAAACCCGGCAGAATCGTCAACTGCCACAGCACCTCCCGACTCATTGTCCGCAATGACCGAAGCCGCGCTTCAGCGGTGGCAAAATCCAGACAAACCCGAGGAATCTGGGGCCTCGGAACCACTTGAAGTTGAAGAGAAGGCAGCGGAAACAAGCATAGCCGATGAAGAACCGGAACCGGCAGAAGAAAAAGCCGTCAAACCCGGTGGAAAACTCAAAACAAAAGAAGACACAGCAAAGAGGATGGCAGATCTTCTTGCTGAAATCAACACACTGAAAGCCGAAAAGCGCGAAAGCGAAAAAAAGCCGGAAGTTCCTGTTGAGTCTCCTAAAACTGAACCTGTTGAAGCTTCCTCACTTAAAGAGCCAGATGAACCTCCCTCGCTGGAGGAGTTTGAAGGCACACTCAAGGAATGGGAGAAACTCAACCGAGCCTACCTCAAGGATCTAGCCAAGTATTTGGTTGACAAATCCAAAGAGGAAAGTAAGGCCGAGCGTCAGCAGGAAAGTGCGAAGGCTACAACTGAAGCAGAGACTAAGCGGTTGAAAGATATCTGGTTCAAAAAGGTGGATCTTGCAAAAGAATCCTATCCTGATTATGAATCGGTAGCTTTTAACGCCGAAATCCCAATCAGCGCAGCCATGGACGCATTCATTATTGACCCGGAGAATGATGGCGCTAAGCTATTGTATCTGCTGGGACAAGATTTGGAAGAGGCAAAAAGAATCTTTAAGCTGTCTCCAAATGCGGCTACAAAAGCGCTTGTCAAACTTGAGGCTTCCATCGAAGCAGAAACGGAAGAATCTAAGCCAGAACCAACTCGGAAACCAATCAACATATCAAAAGCCTCACGGCCTGCAACTGATATTCCGCGAGCATCCGGCTTGCCGAAAGATCCGTCACTTGAAGCCGTGAAAGCCAATGATTTTGGAGCCTTCAGAGCAGCCGAACAGGCTAAAGCTCAAGCAAGGCGGAGGGCTTAAACAGTGTCAAATGACCAGTTCGTATTTGCTGACTGGGTAGCCATGAAGAGTCTTGACCGACTCATCAATAAGCTAGTCATTTCAGAGAATTTCACGATGCGGTACAACGAGGAGTACAACAAAGATTTTGCTGTTGGACCCACCGTTCGCGTCAAATACCCACAACGGTTCAAAGCAGTAGATGGCATGGTATTTGGTAACCAAGCTATTTCCCGGCGAACCACCACAGTCAATGTGGACCAACCCTTCCACGTACCATTTGCAATGGATTCAATCGACGTTTCGCTTTACAGCGAGCGTGGCCGCGAAGCAGTGCAAGAAGAGTACATTGAGCCAGCCATGGACGAAATGGCACAGCAGATTGAATCTCGTGCGGCTTTGTTCGCGTATCAGAATACCTCCAACATTGTGGGTATTTTGGGAACCGACCCAACCGACGATACAACGCTTGCATCGGCCCGCCAGCGGCTTGTAGACTTCGGCGCTTATGCTGGGGCGAAACGCGCAATTCTAAGTACTGGAATGGCAACGGCTATCGGCAACGGACTTTCCACCCGCTTCAACCCCAGTTCGGATGTCAGTAAGATCTACCGGCAGGGTGCCCTTGGCGAACTTCGCACTTTCGATTGCTACGAATCGGTTTCTTTGTACAGCCACACCGCTGGTACTTGGGCTGGCGCGGTAACCGTCAATGGCGCTGGCCAGCAGGGTGCTCCTGGTTCAACCACTCAGGGGCAAGCTCTGAACATCAACTGTACATCTGGCGACACCTTCAAGAAAGGTGACGTGTTCAAGATTGCTTCAGTTAATGCTGCCAATCCCCAAACCCGGCGTATCGTCTCTTCTGGCGCACGTCAATTTGTGGTCACTCAGGATTTCACTGCAACCGCATCGACTGGCACAATCCAGATCAAGCCTGCAATGTATGGTCCTGGGGACAACTACCAGAATGTTGACGCGCTTCCGGCAAATGCTGCGGCACTTACACTGTTCCCCGGTACTTCCTCGCCAAACGGCAAGGTTGGTATGCAGGGTATTGCTTCTCTCAAGGATGCTTTCGCTTTGGTTGGCGTCAAGCTACCCGAATTGAAGGGGTCAACTGAGTACAGCAAAACAGTGCAAGATCCAACAACGGGCTTGTCAATTTGCTTGTCGAAATTCAACAACCCTGAAACTCGCGTATTCGGTTGGAGGCTCGATACAAACATGGGCTTCGGCGACCTTTACGGCGATTATCTGTCGGTTAGAATCCTGGGAGCATAAGGAGAACACATCATGGCAAATACTCTTACTCAAACAACTCTCAGTGGTGCTATCACCGCAAATCAGACTATCTTCACCTTGGCTTCCGGTACTGGAATTTCCGTTGGTATGAACTTGTACGTGATCGACCCCAATGAACAATTGGGCGAACTCATGTCAGTGCGTGCCATCTCTAGTGCTGTAGTTACCGTGAATCGCTTTGGCATAAGTGGTGGCAACAAAGTTCCGCACTCCACAGGTGCTATTGTTCTGGCCGGAACCCCAGATCAGTTCTACACCAAAAACCCTTACGGGGGCGTAGTGGCTGCGGATATCGCAAACACCCCATATGTCAACATCACGACCGGCGAACAGTGGCTTGCCCCAACATTGGCTGGCTTGAACTGGGTCAAAGGCTGGAACCAGCCCGCTCCGTTTGGTCCTACAGCGGCGGTTGCTTCGGCAGCCGGGGCTATTCTTCCAAGCGGACCACTGTTTCACGTTACCGGAACTGCTGCCGTTACTGGCTTCACCATTCCGGTCGGTTTTGCAGGTGGATCTTTCACGATTATCCCTGATGGGGCATTTACTTGGACTACAGCAGGCAATATCGCACTTGCCGGTACTGCGGTGGTTTCGCGTGCGCTGACCTTTACATGGGAAAGCAACGCGGCTAAGTTCTACCCCTCATACGTGTAATCGATAACCAATAAGCCGAGGGCCTTAACCGGCCTTCGGCCCAAACCATAAAGGATATCCAATGCAGCCAGTCAATAATTTTCCAAACAAGCCCGTAGTTTATACCGCCGCAGGCATTGATCCTGATCCGCCGGTGGAATACCCATGCATGGTATACAACTTCGATGGCGCGACAAAGATCGTGCATGATGAAGCATCTGAAGTAGCTGCGAAGGCAAGCGGATGGACCCGTACAGTAGTCGAAGCCCCACCGCCGCCAGTTGTGCTCTCCCCGTTTGACCAGCTTCGCGCAGATTTTGAAAACCTGAAGTTCGACGTATGGGTTCACCAAACGGTACTTACGGAGGCTGGTTTGATTCAGCCAAGCGGATATCCCGTTCCTGGAATTCCTGCGATTGTCGTGGCTAAGGCAGTGGAAGAGCCGAAGCTACCCCAAATCCCTCTGCCAAAGGTAACCAAGAAATGAAGCTACTACTCCTAGTTTTGGCGATGACTTCGTTGTATGCTCAAACGCAACCTTATCGCGTGTTTCCGCCTGAAGTCCCACGATTTGGAGTCAGCAAAGAGACTGCGCTTACTGCGGCAACGGAAAAGGTCACAATTCAGAATGCATTAAAGACGAAGGTTACATTTGAATCGGTTACCGTTTATTGTTCTGTGGCCTGCGATGTAACGTTTCAGCAGAACGGAACGGCGGCGACGGCAACAGCCGTAACATTTGGTAACAGTGTGTTCTTCAGCCTTAACGGCGTTATGACCCCAACCTCAACCGTGTAACGACCTACAAGTATAGTGTCGCGGCTGGTACCACATCCGTCTTTGATTGTTCCAAAGTGTACATCGGCGGGTCTACCGTTGGTAATTTTTCTATTGGCGTGTCAAGCATCACTGGAACGGCACGCATTACAGCGCAATGGGTTGAGCAGTATAACTAGAGCGAAACAATGGCAACTCTCGTATCAGACACCATCCTACAATCGTTCGTTGATATGGGTTCCATAACGGCAGGCGGATCTATATCCACAGCACAGCAGACGGCTGCGTTCCTGATTTTACAGCAAATGTGGGCTGGCTGGTCAACAGAACAGGATATGTCGAATGCGGTATACCATCAGGCTTTCACTCTTACTGCTGGGCAGAACGCCTATACATTGGGAACGGCTGGCACACTGGTAGCAACAGCAAACCCATTGCGGGTGACGGCGGCAACGTCTACATCTGGAGCCTTCAGAAACCCTGTGACGGTGGTTTCCTTTGATAAGTTCGATCAACTCGTGGCAGATGGAACCGGCAAAACTTCGGTCCTGGCTGAATTGGTGGCGGTCGATAATTCCTACCCTACAAAAAATATTCGTGTTTATCCGACCCCCGCCGCTTCACCAGGGTCTCTCACGTTGGAATATTTTGCTCAACTGGCGCAATTTGCAACAGTTGGTGATTCGCTGAACTTGGCACCTGGGTATGAGGAAGCGCTGCATTACAACTTAGCAGTTGCGCTCTACCCGCAATACCGCAGAGCGGCTGGGATACCGCCCGAGCTGGCTATATTGGCAGAGAACTCCAAGCGGCGCATTATGGACTTGAACCGTTCTATTCTGGGGCTTCAACAGGCAGCACAAACGCCCGCAGTCGCATAAAAGGGGGCCTACATGGCGTTATGGAACGATAGTCTATGGAATGGTCCATCCGGTACCGGCGTCACCGCTGGGCACATCATTGGCGATGCCCTGAGAATTGCTGGAATTACCCAACGCGCAGGGTTCGGACCTGACGAAGATCAAGTTGAAGAACTTCGGCGTGCATTGAACCGATTGATGGGGCAATTGAACTGCCAAGCCAATGCAATTTATGGTAAAAGCATTGAATCATTCCCCGTAGTGGCCGGGCAACAAACCTATACAATCGGTGTTGGTGGCGAATGGGATACAGATCGGCCTCAACGCATCGAGATAGCTAATTTCGTTTATGGCTCGGCTCCTTGGCGCATACCGATGCGGATCTTGGACGATCAGGAATGGGGTGCGATTCAACTTCAATCTGCAAGTTCTAATATCCCAGCAGCGCTTTACAATGACGGGGCTAACCCGATCAGTACAATCTACCTTTACTACGTGCCTTCCGGGCCTGGGAGCGTGGAATTGTACCTGTGGAGCCTTCTAAAGTCGGATTTTGTATCGGTTGACGATGTGGCTGAGTTTCCCCCTGGGTATGCCGAAGCGATTACGCTGCATTTGGCGATAAAGGCTGCGATGCTGTACCCGTTACAACAAGCCATGATGAAAGAGGTATTTCAGCAGGCAGCGATAGCCTTGGCGAATGTCAAATCGCTTAATTCTTCCGTCCCAAAGCTTTATACTGATGCTCCGCAATCAAATCAGGGCTGCGGTCCGTCGAATTGGCGAACTATTTCTATTCTTGGACCATATGCTCGATGAGAATTCCCTTACTTGGTCAGTCCTATCAGCCTCTAAGCCTTGCGGCTTCGGCGCAGGATTGTATCAACTTGTTTTTCGAGCCTACTGAAGACCCAAACGAGAAAGCAAAGGGCATCGGGGCGTTGTATGGGACGCCTGGACGAACTTCTATCGGAACAAATGCAAACTTAGGTGGGGAAATTCGCGGGGTGTGGTCTGGGGCTGGCCGTGTGTTCGTTATGGGGGCTCTCAAGTTCTGCGAATTTACTTCGGCGGGGGTTTTTGTCACTTCATACGCCATGCCTGGGGGTTTCGTAAACGGGCACATGCCGGTGGGGATATTCAGTAACGGCACCCAGTTCATGTTAGTGACATCAGATGAAGTGGCAGGGAACCCGCATGGGTTCGCTTATTTTCTAAATGCTGGCGTCGTCACTAAGTGCGTATTTGATTCGTATGTAGGTACGGTAAATGTGCCCGTTGGCGGCGGCGCTGGTGTGCCGTTCTTGGTTAATTGGGTATCTGGTGATCTGTTCTTGAGTGACGGCACTTGGGACGGGAGTACTGTGGTGATCGCTGGGGTACCCGCACCTTGCACTGTACTTGCTGGCAGCGTCGATATTAATGGGACTTTCATGTTCTGCACGTCTGTTGGCGTTACGGGTGTTTTGACTGGAGCGGCCTATACCCATGCCGCTGGTGATGTCACCGCTATTACTGGGGCCTACCTTGACGGCTATTTCATCGTACAGCGTCCACCAACGGCTGGGGCAAACCTTGGGCAACAGATCAACATTTCCCGGTATCTGTGCTTGGATGCTGATGGCGTAGCCGGATCTGGTCAAAAGTGGGATGGATTAGATTATGCTCGCAAGGAATCCTCAATCGATAATTTGCAGTGCATCTACACCCACAATGAACAGCTTTTTCTGAAGGGTACAAACACGCTGGAGATCTGGCAGGCAAGCGGTGGAGTCACCCAGACCGGGCTTGCTGGCTTCCCGTTTCAACGTATCAATGGCGCGACGGCCAACTATGGTACGGTTTCTCGCTGGGCTGATGCATCGATCAACAATTTGATGTTCAGCATTGGGAGCGATTTTAACGGCGGCATTGTCGCCTACATGTTTGACGGGCTGACACCGACCAGAATCAGCACCTTCGCCGAAGAATCAGCTTGGGAAAACACCGAGATGCGGCACAGCATTGGGTTTTGCGAACGGCACGGCGGACACACATTTTACGTTATCAATACTGGCGCGGTGACTTGGGTGTATGATGCCACGGCAAAGGCTTGGCATCAACGTTACAGGTACTCAGGTGGGGCATTCGCTCCATACGGAACGTGCTTCCATACCTTTGTGCAGGAAGGGAACAGCCAGCTTGGAATTCACATCACGGCTGGGCCACACTACCAATTGGCGACATATGACGCGAATCTCTACAAGGAATCGCTCTACATCTATTCCGACAATGGCACGGACATGAAGCGACAGCGGACGCTTCCCTATCAGTACGATGCTGCGAACGTTGATTTCTTTGGTCGCATGGATCTTGAAATGGAAACGGGCACAGTGCCAAGTGGGGCCGCGCCCAATGTGAACAGGAGTTACTCAGCCGATAGGGGACGCACCTTCTCAACTGAAGAACCAGCTTCTATCGGTGTGCATGATGACTCTGGCCTAACGGTGGCATGGCTCGCCGGTGGGTCTGGATCGAAGCGGATATGGCGATTCACGGTTATCGGCCAATTCAAAGTTGCGCTGATCGACTGCCAAGTTGATACCAGTGCTGGGCTTGGGAGGATCGGATAATGCCGCTTCCCTTAATTTGCCCTACGCAAAGCACGCCACCAAGCACAGACGCCCCAGTCTTTCAGAGCATCTGGTGGTTGTTTTTCAACCGGATTACTGACTGGATCAACAGCTCTGCTCGTGCGTTTGTTGGGCTGCACTCTAGCCGCTTGAATGACTTCGACCCTACTACCTTCCCCAAGGGGACTACGTTCTATGAAACCGATCGGACGGTAACCTATTCGGTGGTTCCAGTGAACGGTGTGAACGTGTGGCGTTGGACATCTGGCACATATTCGGTTGCAAGCCTTGCGGTACTTCCAACGGGCTTAGGAGTCAATGATACTGGGCTGCTGGCCTACGACCAAGCATTGATGCACTTGTACCAGTGGACGGGCACAGTCTGGCAATTTGGGCCGGGTGATCCAGGTGCAAACTTCATTCAAGCTGGCAATCATGACACACTGGCACCTTACGGTGGAGTTTGGCAGAAGTGCGATGGAACGGCTGGGGTTACGGTTAGCAAGGGTGATGGCACAACCGTGACACTGACGGCTCGCAATGTCTACCAGTTGACTTTTGGAGTAGGTGACGGTGGCTGTTTCCTTGCGGCTGGCACGCCGGGGCGAGTTGGGCCGAGCCGACCATCTTGGGATACCTCGGTAACAGCGAAGACAGAAACTGAAAACGCGCACACTCACACAGTTGGTAGTGATTCGGCTGGGTCTGATGGTGCGGCTGTAACTGTAGGCGCTGAGGGCGCAACGGGAGCGGGAACGGCGCACGCTCATAACCTGACCGATACCAATGCGGTGTTGAAATTCCCAAGCGATGGCAACGATGCCTCAAATGGCGGTTCAATGCCAGACCATTATCGTTTACACTGGTGGTTAAGGCGATGACAATACAGCAAATTACGGTCGAGCAGCTACCTGCATTGAGCGGATTAGCTGAATCGTTCTATAGCAGTTCGGCAGTGCTTTCCGCAGCCCCATTTCAACTTGAAAAGTTCGTTGAAATGTGGAGAGAGCTTATTGCGCTCGAAAGGGGGGTGATCTTTCTTTTGATGGATAGAGAACAACCGGTTGGGGCATTTGGTGGTATTTTGCATTTGGAGCAATACAGCGACAAGCCGATTGCTTCTGAGTTCTTTTGGTTTGTCCAAGAAGAAGCAAGGGGCAGGGGCATTCTCTTGATGCGCGAGTTTGAAAAATGGGCTAGGGAGCGTGGCGCTCGTGAGTTTAGAATGATCCACTTGGCCGATTCAATGCCTGAACGCTTGAAGGATTTCTATTTAAGGGATGGCTTTCACGTCGTAGAGACTGCATATGCCAAGGAGTTAGTGTAATGGCGGCATTCACAACAGCGGCACTTTTGGGATCGGCTGCTATCAGCGGCGGTTCCAGCATACTTGGCGGATTGTTCGGGAGATCGGCAGCGAAGAAGGCAGCGGAAACCCAAGCCAAGGCGGCACAAGCGGCTGGCGACAAGGTTGGGGAAGCAGTACGAATCACAAACCCTGCCATCGCTGAAGCGGCTCGGAATGCCGGGGCTGATGTGGTTGGGCAGGCGAAGAATGCTGGTGCTGGGGTAGTCTCGGCAGCCGGGGAAGCAGGTAACTACGCAACCGACGCGGCGAACAATGCCAAGGCCGTAACGGGTGATGTTGCGCGGAAGACGGCGGCGGCATACAACCCTTACGCAGCACTTGGGGAACAGTCAGCGGATGTCATGAAGACTGGGCTTGCCGAAGGTGGCACGTTCAACAAAGCATTTACGGCCAATGACTTCATGTTGGACCCCGGATATCAGTTTCGGCTATCGCAAGGCATGAAGCTGCTTCAACAGAGAAATGGCGCACTTGGGGCGGCAACCGGCGGCGGTGCGGCCAAAGATTACATGAAGTTCAACAGCGATTTGGCATCACAGGAATTTGGAGCAGCCAATGATCGTTTCGAGAAAAACATTGCAGGGCGATTCGACCGTGAAAAGTTTGGTGTCAACACGGGTATGGATGCGGTCGGGAAGCAAAGTAATATTCTCAACGATGCGGCTCAGTTTGGCGAGACGGGCCTCAAGAATGCCGCGCTTTACTCAGGCGATAAACTCTATGATGCCAAGAAAGTTGAAGGCAGTTTGAATACTAACGCGGCGATGTACTCAGGCGATGCTGGGATGCACGCTGCGGACACCATTGCGGCCAATACCGTTGGGGGTGCGCGGACGGCAGCGGATTACCTGACGCAAGGGGCGAACGCGAAGGCCGCTGGAATCGTTGGCGGTAGCAATGCTCTATGGGGTGGCGTCAATAATGCTGTAGGCGGTGCAACGGGAGCACTGAGTCTCGCGGCTTATCTGAAAATGATGAGAGAGGGCGGAGGTACAGGGGAAATTAGTCAGCCGTGGAATAGGCCGTATCCAACTCCTGCTCAGGTGAGACCATAAGGGGAACTATGCCAATCGACACTAGCTTTTACAGAACACAAGCACCTGCCCCAGTTCCCAGCCCAGTCGAGACATTCGGGAACGCGCTCTCTATTGGAAGCATGATCCAGCAGCAGAAACAACACGGTAATGCGATGCAGTTGCAGGAGCAGCAGATTGAAGCGGCGAAGCGCGTGAACGCAGAGAAGGATCGTGATGTCGAATCAATGCACAACTTGCAAGGCATCTACCAGCAGAATCAGGGAGATTTAACGAAGACGCTGAAGGATGCGGCTGTTAGTGGCAAGGTATTGCCGAATCATATTCAGCAATTAGAACAGCACGCAGCACAGTTGGTAGAGACTCGGGCAAAAACCAAGGCGCATGAGTTTGAACGCGACAAGTACAATAATGATTTGACCCTTGGGATCTTTGAGAACTTGAAGAATGTTTCACCTGACCAGTATGCGGCAGTGTTCCCCAGTGCGCGGCAGGAGTTTCTAAAGCTGCACCCCGATGCAAATGTTCCTGACTTCGTTCCGCAGGAGCAACTTGGACAATACGCACTGCCGTTTCAAACGATGGCAGGGATCAATGCACAGGCTGAAGAGAAGCGCAAGGCCGAGGAAGCAAAACAAAAGCTCCAAAATGAAGCAGCAACCCTTCTTCATACCCAAGCTGGCACAGAAAACCTGAAGGCTGAAACTCCTGGCAAGGTAGCAACTTCCGCTCAAACAGTACGAACTACTGCTCTGGGAAGGATGGCTGGGTCGCAATCTCAGGCGGCTTGGACCCTGAACAGAAAAGCCGTCATTGCGGCCAGCCCTGATTTGGCAGCAGAAATCCCCGAAGAGTTTACGCCGCAAAATGCTAAAGCTGTAAACAATGCGGCACTCACAGCAGCCCAGCGCAGCAGCGACAGCAACAACCAGCCACCGAGCGTATTGAGACTCGCTGAAATCATTGCTGATCCAAATTCCACGCAGGAGGAAGTTAGCAAAGCGAAGAAGATGCTGGAGATAGACACAGCGCAAAAAGTTGCAGCACGCCCAATCAATCAAACCAATATTGCGGCGAATAACGCGAGTGGCGATGCTATTGACATGATGGCTCGTAGCATGATGGCTGGCGGATCTCCACCACGTAGTGCAGCTTTGCAGGTCAAGGCTTATGAGCGGATGGCCCAGATTGCCAAGGAATCCGGCATGGACGCAGAAGCTGCAATTGCCACCAAGAATGCAGCCAAGGCTAACTCGATGGCTCTCAATGCAGTGACGAAGCAATACGAGACATTGAAGCCGTTTGCTGATATGGCCGAGAAGAATGCCGATGTTCTCGAAAAGGCAATGAAGGGAGTTAATGACCTTGGCGTGCAATTCCTAAATACCCCAGTTCGAGCAATTGCCAAGCAATTTGGTGGGGAGAAAACATCGGCGTTCACTGCGGCCATTTTGCCAGTGCAGGCTGACTTTGCACGAATCCTGAACAGTCCCACTGGTGCTGGCGTATTAAGCGACCATGCACGAAAAGAAATGCAGGCAGCGGTACAACCCGGCGCTACCGTTGGGCAGATCAAGGCGGCAATGGATGTATTCAGAACCGATGCAAGGAATCGGCGTGAAGCATATAACGCTGAAATCAAGTCGTTGAAGGAGCGGAGTTCATTCAGTGGGGCGCAGCAGAATCAAACAGAACCAAGCGGCACAGTTCAGATGAAGCACCCACAAACTGGCAAGGTCGGGGCTGTCCCGGCAGACAAAGTAGCAGATGCCGAGAAGCATGGTTATAAGAGGGTCCAATAATGGCCGAAGTGCCAAACTTCTTTGTTGAAAAATCCGATACCGTTCCTGACTTCTTCGTTGGATCGTCCGAGAAGAAAGAGAATCCGCGTGGTTTTGTCGAAGGACTTAAAGATTCGACTACCCGTGCATTCACGTCATTGTCAGGGATCGACGATTTCAATGAAAGCGGGTTTAAGGGGTTGCTTCAGTTTGCGGCCAAAGGTGGACCAGCAGGGAAGGCAGCGCACGGAATTCTTCAAGGGCACATAGATCAAGCTAAGAAGGCGAAAGAAGCCGCAAGCCGTGGAAGCTATGTTGAAGCGGCTGGCCGCGCAGGGATGGCTGCTATTCCAATATTCGGACCGATGGCGGGTCAGTTTGTTGATACCGCTGTTGGGACTACACCACAAGATAGCCGTGGCAACGTGAATCCCGATGCGGCGGAAGGCGACTTACCACGTGCATTGGGGCAACTTGCGCCAATCGTTGCTGGGGCTGGCGCTGCGAAGTTTGTGAAGGCATACCCCAATGCTCTGCCAGCGGCTCGGGCTGCGGGTGGCGATGTGGCCGCAGGGCTGAAGGCAACACCAAGAGGCTTGTGGGATGGTATAACACAGCCAGTGCCGACAGGGGCGGTTGGAGTAGATATTGGGTTAGAAGGATTAGGCCATGCGGCTGGACTCCCGCCAGGGGCTGTAACAGGCTCGCTTGCAGTTGCGCGCGGAGTGCCAAGTGCTGCAAGGGCATTCTTGGACGCATTCGCCAAGAACAAGGCCAAAAGAGCACCACAACCGCCGCCGATTCCCGCACAACCACCAGCATTGCCAGTTGAGGCAGTAGCCGTTCAGCCGGAAGTGGTAATTCCGCCGCCATCCATCAGAACTGGCAAGCCAGATACGACGGGCTGGCACCCGGTGGGGCAAGCTCCACCGATCAAGGTATTCACCAAGTCGGAGATTCAGCAGATGCCACCGAAGCAGGCATATGCTACTACTCTGGCCCAAGAGGCTATGGACCCTGCAGAGGTTCAAGCGGCTTTAGAACGGCGAATCGCGGATGCTGAATTCAAAGCTAATGTTCAATCGCAAGGCGAGGGGCTGATAGAACAAGGCCGTAGCGGCCCTGTTGCGCCTCCAGTTGAACAAGTACCGACTTCAGCGCCAGTGGTTGAACCGCCATCAATCCCTAAGCAGCCTAAGCCTACCGAGCCAATAGTAACGCCGCAGCCTGAAGCGCCGGTAGCCGCTGAGGCACATCCAGCAGGTGGACCAAATAATTGGGGAAAAGAGATTGACGATTATTATCGCAGTATCGGGAAGCCCACAACCGCTGAACTGATGGAGATTATAAAGGCCAAAAAGGCCAATCGGGCAGCCGAAGCTCCTCCCTCCGCTGTACCAGTGCCTGAACCCGCACCAGCGGTGGTGGCGGAGCCAGTAGTAAAGGCGAATCCGAATAACCCCGCCGATATCCCAGAGGCATGGCGAGGCAATGGCGAACTACCAGCGGAACAGGTACAGAAGGCACGCCAGCAAGAATTGAAGGGCAAGCTGGCAAAGAGTGACAACCAAGATCCACGGGCGAAGGCACTATTGGAGTATTTGGATAAGAACAATTACGATCTTGAGAAGGTTGCAAAGATCAAGCCCGGCTCTCCTGAATGGGAGCATTTCGCCCGTGAAGCTGGGCTTGCCGATTTGAAGAAAATCCATACGAAAGTAGAGCTAAAAAAGCTGGATGTTTCACCAGATACCATCGACAAAATGTTCCTGCTCGATGCTGAACGCCGCACTCCACCAAAGGGCATGTTCAACCCTCATCCTGGGATGCCAAAGCCATGGAATAAGATGGATCTGACCGAAGAGGGATTGACACCAATCGAACCCGGTGTTATAAATGAAGCCAGTGGAATCGAATCAACCAAAGCTGGAACTAACGAAAGCCCAAGTGTTCCTAAACAGGCTCCATCAGTCCCTGGAATTGTGGGGCAAGAAACAGCAATCCGAGTCCCCGGCTCCCCCCAAAAGTACCCCGCACGTTATGAAGTCGCAGAATTAGGCGACGTTCAAAGCTCTCACAACGGACAGACCTTCCAGCCAAATCCAAAGTATGGCCTCAAGAATGACCGCAACTATGACAACTCGCAGAATCAGGCGAAGATAGTTCAGTGGTCTACGAAGGCTGAGTTTGATCCAGCCTATCACGTCACAGATGCGCCTGACGCACTGAACGGCCCTATCGTTGTCGATTACGCAGGGAATGCGCTCGGAGGCAATGGCCGTCGCATGATCTTGGATCGCGTATACAAATCTGGTGGCGGGAAAACATATCGCGATATGTTAGAGGCGAAAGCCCAGCAATTCGGTATCAACCCCGAAAGCTTCAAAAACATGAAAGAGCCTGTCTTGGTTCGCAGAATCGATGAACAGGCGATTATTGATGCTGGTGGATCTGGCAGGGCCATAACCGATTTCAACGTAAATGGAACTGCTGATTTAACTCCGGCTGAAAGGGTAATAGCTGATTCTCGCCGGGTATCTGCATCCACATTTGATGATGTCGCCCGTCGTCTTTCCTCCCATGGCGAAGATGCGACTTTAGCTAAAGTACTAGAAGGCAATTCGGGCAGAGAAGTATTAAAGAAATTGATTGATGATGGAGTAGTTTCAACACAGGAACAGGCTTCATTGGTGGATCAGTCCGGCCTAACCAAGGCAGGCAAGGACAGGATTTCCGGTTTGATGATGGGGCGATTCTTCAGCGATCCCGCACAGATAAATTCCATCCCAGCATCACTTCGTAGCAAGATCGAACATATTTCAGCGCCACTCGTAAAGGCTGAATCGCATTCAGGATGGAGCATTACGCCGGACGTTTCCGATGCGATTGAACTAATTGAAAACGCTCGGGCGCATGGGTCTAAAAATCTGTCTGATTTCGTTAAGCAAGAAGGTCTATTTGGAG